AGGTTCCAGATCCGGAGAGGAGAGTAGTGACTGTGGGGGCGCTGGCGGTTACATTGCCGGTGACTAGAGTTATGAGTATGCTACAGAGAAACCTTGGAGCTGTTCCACCTTCTGTCGTTCCTCCGCCTGAATTAAACGATAGATAGAAAGTATCTCCTTGATTCAATTGGATACCACTAGTTCCAGAAGAAATAACTTCTCCGGTTAAACTATCTTGAATAAAGTTTTGACTCACACCATTTTTATATAAAAGAATATCTTGATTAGTGGAGGTGGAAATTACATTAGATACCATGTAAAAACCGGCAACAGGAGCGGTGAACTTCCAAGTACCTACACCCGTTGTTACGGCATTATTAGTATCTACGATTTTGGTATCGAAGTTAATAGGAACTCCAGCAGCAGTTGTCGCTCCTGTGGTTACCCCATATTGAGCAACAATAGTCCCCACCACCGATTGATTTACAAACTGTAAGCCTGTTCCGGTGCTCTCTAAGAGCTGACCGGCGGTTCCCACAGAAGTTAGACCAGTACCGCCATTTGCGACTGGAATCGTACCAGTTAAACTTATATTGGGCGTTGTTCCACCAGAACTAGCTAATGGAGTGGACGCGGTTACTGAACTTACTCCACCGCCACCACCAGAACCTGAACCACCAACGACAATCCACTTGCTAGAGTGGTTATCGTAAGCCATCAGGATCGATGCAGTATTTGCCAAGCTTAAGTTTGATCCCGTACCTGTCGTGATCTGATTTGCAGTGGGAGACCCAGCGTCGTTATTAACTGTAATCGCAGCACCGGTTTGATTGTTCAAGATAAGTAGTTGACCATTAGCACCAGCTGGGATGGTGCTCAATGATGTTAATGAAACGTTAGTTAAGACAACCAAACTAGCAGCAGCACTATTAAGAACTGCAGCACTACCAGTTGTAGTAGTATCGACGAGTTCTTGTCTTGCCTCGTATCCAGTTAATGTTAGGTTATCAAATGTAGGAGATGAAGTAGAAACAGGTATGGAGATAAACGCGCCATTTTGATAGAAATAGAATACGTTAGCAGTAGCATCGTAATAGATATCGCCATTTTCTGGATTTGTTGGTGTACTATTTGGTTTTAAGGTAATCGCATTGCGGACCTTAAGTGAATTCAGTGACATTCGATTCCCTATCCTCGTTAGTCTTTAACTTATTATACTATATTATGCTCTAAAAAACTTAGCATCAGCCCTCATAGTCCTAGCAGCACCTTGATTGGAAGTTGTGTAGTTGACTGAAATAGTTCCACCAGAGTTAGTAGCACTCCATGTAACTCCGCAATCTGCAGATTCAGTGTACATATCAGAGATAGAAGGAGTAATGGTTCCGATACTGTTAGCTGTTACGCGGATGGTTCCAACACGCCTATCGGCGGCACCGTCAGCAGATTCAATGACATATGTGATCTCAATTCCAGAGAACACTGAAACAGCAAATTGAAAGGCGGCGACAGCAGTAGGACCAGAGTTATCTATTAATGTTGTAGAGTCAACATAAGTTTCGGTAACAAAGTTAGTACCATTGGTTGATCTTTGGAAATTTAAGGCTTCAATTTGTAATGCGCTTGCTCCGCCGTTTACGTTTATTAGCAATGTCCCAGTAGATGTAATGCCGCCGTTAGCACCAATTACCCCAGAAAAATTAGCAGCTGCTGCAGTGAGCGTGCCGGTAAGTGTGGGAGATGCGTTAAGAACAACCGTGCTGCCAGTGCCGGTAGTCGTAGCTGCACTGATTGCCGTTCCGTTGCCAGCAAGCACCGGACTGTTAACGGTGGTAGAGATCGTAATAGCTGGCGTTGACGTAGCAGTTGCTACAGAACCATTGAATCCATTAGCAGAAACAACACTCACCGATGTTACAGTTCCTGAGGTTGCAGGAGATGCCCACGTGGGAACACCAGCAATAACAGTTAAAACTTGATTTGTAGACCCAATAGGTAGACGTGAGTTAGTGGCGCCACTTGTACTATATATCATGTCGCCAGTGGTTGTGATTGGCGAGAGAGCATTGAATGCTGCCGATGCACTTGTCTGTCCAGTGCCGCCATTTGCTATGGCAATAGTTGTTCCTGTCCATGTACCGCTTGTAATGGTTCCAACAGACGTCAACGATGAGCTGACAACATTTGCAGCGAGTGTAGTTCCAGTTAGAGTTCCTGCTGGAGCAGTAACAACGCTGGTTGATGCAGCGGTGATTAAACCCTTTGCATTAACTGTGAATGATGGTATTGCTGTAGACGAACCAAATGATCCTACATTAGAATTGACAGTGGCCAGAGTCAGAACTGCAGAACCTGGACCAGAAGCAGTGGCATCGCCGGTTAGAGCAGTGATGTAGCTACCAGCTGGTTGCTTATTGTTAAAGGTGTTCCAATCCGTTGAACTCAGATAACCATTGGTTGAAGTAGTAGCTTCAGTAATACTTATCGAACGTCCTGATAAAGATAGCGGAGCATTGAATGTGTAAGCGGTTGGACCAGCAAATTCTGTGAACGTAGCTGCTGGAACGGCGGCGTTAGCTACGAAGGCGCTATCTCCGTATACTGCACCGTCAAGGATCAACCAAGCATCACCTGCTGCGGAAGGAAGTCCGTTTGGCGTTAGTGTGTATGCCGTACCGATTCCGCTAGCGGTATACTCACCATTTTGAGAGGCAATAGTTTGGTTTCCAAGGATAACAAGGTCACCGTTTTGAACAGAGTATCCATCGATTGTTAGTGTCGCGCCACCAGTAAGAGGTATGTTGGAGTCAGCGTAAGCTTTAGCGGGACCCTGCCAAGTTAGGCCACTAACTAAAGAGTCCACATATCCCTTGGTTGCAGCATCACTTGAAACGGACGGAGTTGCCAGATTATTGATCTGGTTGCTACCCATGTTTAGGGCCTGAGCCTGAATACCCAAAGAAGTTAAAGAAGAAGTTACAACGCTAGAATTTAATACTGTACCCGATAACGTGCCAGCTGGGGCAATCACTACGTTGCTAGATACTGCGGTGATTAAACCTTTCGCATTGACAGTAAGGCTTGGGATAGACGTACTGCTGCCGAAACTGCCAACGTTAGAATTGACGGTAGCTAAAGTTGTGGCATTACCAACTGACGTCACATCACCTGTCAGGTTAGCATTAGTAGTCACTGTTCCTGCTGTAAGGCCAGAAGCAGTACCAGTTATATTTGTTCCTACTAATGCACTAGGAGTCCCTAATGCAGGAGTAATTAGAGTTGGACTAGTTGCAAGTACGACGCTGCCAGTGCCGGTAGTCGTAGCTGCACTGATTGCCGTTCCGTTGCCTTGTAGTATACCAGTGATCGTCGTTGAAAGTGTTAGAGTGGGAGTCGTACCACCAGAAGATGTACCAGCTAAACCGTTCGCAGAAGCAACAGAAACACTCGTTAAAGCAGTTCCGCCAGTTGCTAGTTGAACCCAAGCACTGCCATTATAGTAGTAAATAGTGTTAGATGTTGAGTTGTAATAAAAGTCACCGGCCACTGCTGAAGCTGGATTAGAGGCAGCAATAGGCAACGTAACAGCGAATCCATTTAAGAATACGACCTTACTACCAAAATTTAGTGCATTTACGGCCATGTTAACTCCTACTTAGATACTACCATGTTGACTTATTAACTCCAAGACCTACCAGAGTACTTAAATATGGCATTGAAGCCTGTACTGCTGGTCATGTAATACACTACGACGTCGGATCCAACTATAGCGGTACTAAATGTGACTCCTATTGGAGCGAATTGATCTGTTTCAACAAAGTCATCGCTCTCTGAACTAACTGAGCCATTGTTAGCGATCATGAGTCTCCCCGTACTAGAATCACCACCTCTTGCAATGGAATACTCTACGACAGCAAATGGAGAAGATGCTGCTGGGTATGAAAAAATAGCAGTAGGCGTGGAAGTGTTATCTGTTAATGTTATTCCTGAGGATAATATGCCTTGACTTAAGCCGTTAAGCACTATAGCACCAACAGTACCTAGATAACTATTCGTTGTATCTATTAAGAAACTAGCTACGCCGTCGATTAAACCGCCGTTGTTAAATTGTATCGCTTCGTTTGGTCCGGCCGCAACAACAGAACTACTTGCACCGCTATAACTAGGAACGCCACCAGGCCCGCCGTTCGTATTAGACCATCTGCGTATCATAAACTTCATTGTTGCATCACTGCCAGTAGACGTGGTTGTGTATAGAAGACTGAATACGCCACCAGATATGCTTCCGCTAAATGACACACCGCTGTTATTTATGTATGCTCCACCGGTTGCAACTTCTACAGTAGATATTCCATCCGTGGTAACCCATATCGTACCCGTGTCCCTAGCTGATCCTCTGTTTACAGAGAAATCAACAATCATGAATTCACTGCCAGGATAATTAAAGCTAGTTACTGTGCCGTTAGCAGTGTTATCCGTTAATGTGCTTACTGCTATAGCATCCTGTTCGAAGTAACTATATACGCCCGTGGCAGTATCAATATTAAAATATCTAACCTTATCATTGAATACCCATGCAGTATCGTTCCACTTGCCGATCTGATCTTGGAATGAGTTACCTTCTTGAATGATGACTGTGTCTGCGCTTGATGGCGAAGCGTTTCCATTAAATGCATTTTGTAGAGTCCATCCGGCTATGGTACTCCCAGTTCCATTAGCCATATAGACGGCGTTATTGGTTCCAGAGGTAAGAGCGGCAAAAAGTACTGTGTCACCTGCGACAACTGTATCTCCGTCTTCGATTACAGACCCCGTGGGCAACGATGTACTAATAGGATCAAAATATTTAACTTTAACCAATCCACCACTAGTTGGTTGTAATGGCGCTGCACCAATTACATTCTCGCCATTCCATAACCATATGCTGTTATCACCAAGTCTACTTGCGATAACTATGACATTCTCGTCGATTGGCACATCTGCTGTATTTACCACAACAATACTTGGTGTACTTGCTGCGTTTCTGTTTATAACTACATAAGCTGATTGGTTAGCGAGCAGAGAAATACCTGGGGAAACGTTTGGCAATGATATTACTGCGTTTCCTGGGGATCCGGGTTGCAATATGGTCAACGTACTAGCTGAAGGCAAAAATGTAATCTGTTGTGACAATCCATTAGCAGTGTTTACTGCTGTGCTAGCAGTAGTCAAGTACTTAATAGTCTTGTCTTGCGCCTTATCTGCCATCATGGCAGTGAGCTTACTGGTACGAAGCGTTAAGTTGTCTGTGATGTTGCCGTTGTAGTTAGCTAGATTCCACAGTGTATTATATGGCCCAGTAAAGTAGATCGGATAGGTCTCTGCTAGCGAACTCATGCCGATGAATCTCTGAATGTTGTCAGAATCACCTTCGCCGATGTCGATCGTCTCACCTTGAACTACTTTGGTGATACCTTCTTCTGAGCGTACATCGAGGCGTGCAAGAGTTGCCGTACCAGCACTTTCGGGTGGGACCGGAGGACTCACTGCAGCTACCGCATTTACGTTGGCAGCAGCACTCAGGGTTACAGCACCGTTGAGAGCTATCATGCTTCCGTTGACAGTACCGCCAGACGTATCCGTGATGCTAGCCTGCGCGATGATGTTACCTTGGAATGTTCCAGCGTTACCAGAATTAATGGTAGCAGAAGAACCTACAACCCAGTAGATGTTACCAGCTAGAGCACCGTTAGTTAGTGCAATAGTAGGAATACCGCCAGCGCCCGTTGTTAAGGTGCTTGAGCAGATGAACACGTACTGTCCTGCGCCGTTCAGCGTCAAGGTTCCGTTTCCGGAAGCAGCTAGATTAAAGGTTCCACTGGCTTCACGGTAGACGCCGGGAGTAAGGGTTTGACCATCGAGGATGGATGGGATAGCTGTCGACGTCATGCCTGACAACGTCGTATACGCGCTAGAGGCTGCCGCTTGCGCTACTGCCGAAGCGGTGTTAGCAATATCTTCTGTTCCAGTATATGTTCCTGGTGGGAAGCCGGTAATAGAAGTACCTGGGCTGATGCCTAGATTTCCCGTTAACACACTTGAACCGCTGTTGGTTACTGCAGAAGCAGCTAATATAGCGAACGTTCCTGCAGGTCCTAAAACTGTTGGTGGAGGCGTTGGGCCAACCGATGGAGCGTTTAATGTAGCAGCAGCACTGAATGTTACCGCACCCGTCAAGGCAATTAATCTGCCGTTTACTGTGCCGCCCAGGGTATCCGTGATGCTTGCTTGGGCAACGATATTACCAGGAAACGTGCCGGCGTGACCGGAGTTAATAGTGGCTGAACTTCCGACTGCCCAGTAGATGTTAGCTGGTAACACACTGCCAAGAGCTACGACTGGAGTGGAAGATGCACCGGTGATAAGCGTGCTTGCTGTTTGAAATACATATACACTTGAAGAAGTACCAGAAAGCGTCAAAGTCCCATTCAGTGTAAATGTGCCAGACGAAGCTGCATATATTCCAGGCGCCAATGTTTGACCACCGAGTTCTGTAGGAATAATAGTTGGAGTCAAGGCCTGCATCGCATTGTAGGCGTTGGTAGCGTCCACTTCAGCCTGTTGAGCTGCTGCTTCAGCTATATCCTGCGTTCCCGATACCGTGCCAGGTGGAAAACCAGTCACAGATGTTCCAGGATATAAACCAAGGTTTCCAGTGATAACTGTTGAACCAGTATTTGTAATAGCTGAACCAGCTAGAACAGCATACTCTGCCGCGGTTGCTAGATTTGGACTTCCTGGCGGTGGAGTAGGAATAGAACCAAATGGAAACTCAAACTGCGTTGGGGATCTGTAATTAATTACGTACTCGCCGTTATAGTTTGTGGTTCCAGCGATGTTAACAGTTTCGCCGGATTCAAATCCGTTATTCGCTGATTCGTTACCTAGCGCTACGGTTGTGCATAACCCGTAGAAACCCGTGAATGCGCCGGTTGAGGTACTAGTCGTATTAAAGAAGAACGTGTTAGCATCGATTACTTCTACTGTGTACGTTCCTACCTGTCCGAATGGAGCGGTGACAGTGATACGATCTCCATCGATCATGCCATGGCCCATCGCTATAACTTCTGCAACTGTGCCAGTTGGAGATGCGGCACTGCCGTCAGTTACAGTGAGAGTGCCAGATACGGTAACAGCGTGGATATCTCCGATTCCTTCGATGGTATCACTGCGTAGCACCAACCATAGGAAATTTCCACCAGCCGCAGCGATTGCTGGGCTAGATCTAGGTTGAATCTGTATGTCGCTGATTGCATAGATGCCCTGATTGAAGGCACCAAGTTTACTGCCGGTTAACCCTTGGTACGTACCGCCTAATAGGACAGATTTAGCATTTGCAGCAGTCGTGACAGATCCGCTACCGTTCGTACCGCTATAGAACTGCTCTACTTGTAGAGCGTAATTACCAGGATCGCCTGCTGCAGTAACCCAGTCGCCAACGCTTAACTCTGAGAAATATCCGATAGAGCCATTAGGAGTATTTAGATACAGCGAGCCGTTTGTCCAGAGAACTGGTTGGTTGAGAGAGTTTACTGGTTGAGCGCTGTTGAGCGTAATATATGCGACATATTCATCTGGGATTATTATAGTGCCAGGTTGAATGATTATGTCCTGTGGAGAATTAGCACTCTTAACAACTAGGTTTTCGGTTAAAGTGAGTTCGCCTGGGACGGATGAACTGTGTTCGTACTTTCCTTTAGAGTAGAAGGTGATGTTCAAATCATTGAACAAGCTCACCAAGCTAAAGGTAGCGTTGTCTTCATACCAATACTGCGTGCCGGCAATATTTGCCAGCTGCGACATAACCGCATCCATCCACTGCTTTAGTGATGTTATATTCTTGTCGCCACCCTGAAAAGGGTTTGGTTGCGAGAACGAGGTGATGGTGATTGGAGTCTCCATCTGCTCGTACATGGTGCTAGGAATTGCTGGCCATGCGAATCTGTTCGAAGGATTAGGATCGATGCCACCAGTTCCTAGTCTGAACATCATCGGTCTTGCATCTTCGATGCTAGAGATGGATGTTGGGCCCACAACTACGATGGCCACTGGAACTGTATTATCTGGGAATGAACCTGTTGAAACATTCACCTGAACCTGGATTACGGATTCAGTGTTCACTTCCTGAGTGAACTCGTCACCCTGTCCGCCGTTAGCGTCTGGATCCCAGAATGCTCTAGTGTCCTCTGCTGTAGCAGCAGTGGTAAATGTTAGATAAACATAGTTTGTCGCGTTTAGTACGAGCGATGGGACAAGTGGTTGTGCACTTGGGCTACCAGCTGGTAGGCCATAAAAGAATGAACCTGCCCCAGAGCCTGGATAGTACATAGCTGAGTCGGCAATGTTAATCGAGATGTTTTGAGTACCAATAGCTAGCCCTGGATTGATTACGTCAAAGCCCTTGATGATGTAGGGAGTGTCCTCGCCTACAAGGGTATCCATGAAGTACTTCCAGTCGCCCGCAGAATAGCTATCTATGCTGAGCAGATCTGGGAGATCGAGTCGCTCTGCAGAGCTAATTAGTAGTCTTCCAAGTACGGCCATAACTCTATTCTACCTTATCCTAAGTTAGCCTCTCATGTTACTGTATATGTTGGTAAAACGCTATAAAGTTGGTCTGGATAGCGTACCAAGAAGTCTATGAATATGCCAGCGCTGGCCACTGACTCTATGAGTTGCTCAAGAGTAACTCTGACTGCTGACGGATTGGTGATATACGGTGGATACTCAGTTCCAAGGCCACTCATTATATGGGGACCTTTGTTGTCGATCGAGATAACACTGGAGCCGATAGCATGGCTGTATTGAAACGTGTAAGATGGGTCTATAACGATGGTTGTGCTGTTAGGCGTATATAGGTACTTGACAGGACCCTCTTGTGTATTCAAGCCGTAGTCAAATACTACAAAACCACTAGTAGATGGGATCGTGTTCTCACTTAAGGTTAGAAGCGGTATCGTCTGGCCAGCCTGTATGCTCTCCGTCAGCAGTGCGACGTTGTCAGATAACACAAATGGCGCAGTGAGATCCCAAACATAAGGACCAGGTATCCTGGTGAAACTAACTGGTTGGGCGCCGGTGATCAACACTAACGAACCTGTCGGTGCCATACCAATGACATCAAACTCAGAGGTTCCTGCTACTGTTGCAGTGCCATCTAGTCCGATGGAGTCATAAGTAAACGTGTTCCCAGTCACTGAGGTTATAACGAATGCACCGTTTAAGTTCTCATTAAAGTTTATAGTTTCAGTAGCATTATTGGTAGCAACCTGGGTCATAGTAACTGTAGTTCCAACTACATCTTTGACTAGAGTACCTTGTGGAATGTATGTTCCAACTACTAATTCCCCTGGCGACGTAGTACCAACAGGAGAGACGCCGGTGATATCTGACGATCCAGTGCTTATTGTGCCTGTGGCAGTTGTGCTCACTATACCGCTTGAGCCATATACGGTAACTACGTCACCTACCTGATAACCATGTGGAGTTGTAGTTGTAGCAGTTACTACGTCACCCGATCTAACTAACGATGTAAGCGTATTAGTGTTGAGTGTGGCCAATGCTGGCAAATTTGGCGTGATGCCGTTGAGCGTATTGCCGCCAAATTGTACGATCACGGCCGTACCATCTGCCGTGGCCGGGTAATCTAGCGTAACTGTGTCTCCTAGAATCTCGGTGATAAGTGCATATGACGGTACACCTGTCATAAACACATTCTGACCTACCACTAGGCCAGCTGTTGATCCAAGATTAGAAACAATAGTGCTACCAGTTACCGTGTTGCCTATGGTTTCCAACACGATCCTACTTGCATACGTGTATTCAATAGGTCTTCCCTGAAACCTCGTGTTAAAGGTGTTTGTAGAGATGGTATCCTGAGTAGGAGTGAGATATCTTGTGATTATTTCTTCTTCCTTTTGGAGCCAGAACGTCCCGGATAGCGGAAACTGCGACGCATCTGATACAGTAATTGACGTAAGACTGTTAGTTGCAGTGACTAGACTCTCGGCACCGTTTATGTGGGCAGCGCCAATGAGCGATCTTTTGACAACAGGGGGAGTAGCTGGGATTTCGACGATGACTTCACCTGGTGTAACTTCCCACGTTACGGCGCGTACATCCTGGGTGTAAACCACGTACTTGTCGGCTACGAAAAACTTGCTTTGCGTAGAATCAGTCTGTGTATATGTCCCAGGAGTAGCAAATAGGTTATCAAATGTGAAACTGTTGTTACTTAAATCAATACTGGTGATAGGAAACGACCCTATATTATCCGGGATTAGCGATATAAACACGTTACCGACCTGAAGCTGATTCAGCCCAGGAGAGTTTCCTCCGACATACTGAAATGTGACCTTTTCCCCGACTTTAGTCACTGTCCATTCGGTGTTCGTAGCTGTTCCGGCCGTAGTTATGAAGCCGTTGAACTGCAAAGCTATGTTTGCACGTCCACCGACCAATTGAATTGATCCTTTTGAACCCACGGTGTTCGTGAATATCTTTACATAGTAAAGTTTATTGGTGTTGTCGTAATAGCTCTCTGCAGCACTGTGTTCTGCTTGTCTATTTATGGTAGCCGCTATCTCTTCAGCCAGTGCGGCACCAATATTTGTGAAATCGGCCGTGTGAAAAGTAATAAGCTCATCGTAGATGCCATCTACCGTGTACTCTAACTCCCACCCATCCTCAAGAATGTACGGTTGTGCCTTACCAGACTCTATAAAAGCTGTGGTGGTTTCTTTAGAAAAGAATATATTGAGCAGTTGATCTATGATCAACTTAACCTGCTTTGGTTGATATGCCATCACTGGGATAAACTGCTTAAACGTCGTATCGCTCATACCCGTGCCTGCAGGTCTAGAAACCCCATCATTGGCTGCCAGGTTATCTAAGTAAGGAGCGCTAGCGGTCTTGATAAAAAATTGATTTTTTATAGCGACTATCAGGTTAGCCAGGTTTTGATCTGATTGACCAATGGCCGTGATCAACGCATTCCAGTTAGGATTGGTCCTGGTGTTGAAATGCGCTGGCATTATGTTGTGAATCTGATCAATCTTGGTAATGTTGTTTGCCATACGTTACGCTATTGAAATATTGTCAGCCGAGATGATAGCCTTCTCGTTGTTTGCCAGTGTAATGCTCTGTGTGCTTGGTACTGGGTTAGTGAATACTACAGATGCGACACCAGTGATTGGCTGAATGTCAGCGATGATCTGCGAAAGCACGATAGGTGCACCGACGCTTAGACCCTCTACATAGTTAATGATAGTTGACTTGATGTTATTAGACACATCTCCCAGGTTCACGCCAGCGTTAGTAATTACTGTAAGTGCTAGGTTAACCTGAAACGGTAGAGGAGGTAGCGTCTCGATAGCACTTCCAACTGCACGTTGCCCTGGATAATCAGTAGCATCTGGCTCGAAGCCGTCTACGATGCGTTGCACCTTTTGTAGCAAGCCCGTATAGTATGTATATCCATCGATACCAATAACGACATTATTACTGTAGCCGATTTTGCCCAAGTGCGTGATGCTGGAGGCATTAGCAGGAGTAAACTTATAACTTCTGCTCCAAGGAGTGATGTAGATATTCCTTAGATTGCTATTCGTAGAGTCCAATACTGAGTATACTACTTCCCTTATGGTGTAGAACTTGTTAGCGAGACCTTCTATGATGTAGAAGCCATCTGGGCTTACAGATATGTCAGCTGTGTTGGCCGTAACACCAGCGGCGTTGATTACTCTTACGAATGGCAAGTAGTTAGCTTCTGTACCGTATTGAACGATATTGAAGCTGCCCACGTTGTTAACGTTAAACCATCCTGGCTCAACAAGATCTTGCACGTATAGCGTATCGTTTTGACATACTGCATCGCCTTCATAGATGGCGATATCGCCAGCATTCTCTAGGAATACGCCTTGGTCATAATCTATTGTTTCTCTGTATACAACACCTATTGCAGATCCTGTTGCACCAGCATAATTACCACCCAGGTTGATTTGGGTTGCAAGTGCAGGATTAGCATTGTTGATGCTCAACACTTGTAAGTAATAGGAGTCTGGATCTGCTTGACCTTTTACCCAATCGCCGACCTGCACATACTTGAATGTTCCGACAGGACCAGTGATGTAGCTTGCGTTGGCAGTGAACACAGCGTCGAAGCCCATGTTGTTCATTGGCCTGATCGTGTTTATCTGGTCTGTACCAGATGGATTGATGAATATGATGGAGTCGTTGTCTACAGCAAGTACTCTGAAGCGCCCGTTGTTGTTCGAAGAGAACGTTGTTCCGCTGAAAACTATGTAGTCATCTACGGCAACGCCCACATCGATAAAGCTTGGAGACTGACCGTTTTGTCTGTTAAGTCTCATCAAACTATTGAACTTGAGGGATTGCAACCTATAACGTGATTGCGTGAGAGTAGACTGTATCAACGATGCGAACGTTGGTGTCTCGGTAAAGTTAGGGCCAGAAAAACTGAACGTAAACTGTGTTGCGCTTGTGACAGTTACGGTGTAAACACCATCTGGGACATTAGTGCTATCACGGAAACTGATACTGTCGCCGGTATTCAAGAAGTGTGCAGTTTCTGTGTTGACTGTCACGACATCTGAAACGCTGCTTAGGGTCGCAACATCTACATAGGCTGCGTGTGCTGGAGTCCACTGAATAACTGGAGTTGGGCATATCTGAACCGTGCCGCTACCGACAGTGGTAGCTGACATGGCCGTACCAAATGGATTGACTACATCTACGTAGTTAGAACCTACATTGACAGCGATGATAGGAAGTCCAGACACAGCGCCATCGCCTGATGGTTTAGCTTGGTTTTGTTGAGCCCAACCGGATAAAGTGCCAAACGCATAAATGAGATCGCCAGGATTAACGTCAGCGAATGTTACTCCGATTCCTGTTGCAATCCATCTCCATACGAAACCAGCGGGGATAGAGTACGTTGAAGATACGTCAACGATGGTAAACGATGTTCCGGAAGCGATGCCTGTAACTTTGGCGTTGTACGCATACTCGATGGCATTCGTGATCGGATTGATGTTCAGGGTTGTAATTGTATCTGAAGCTTGCAAGCGATTCAATCTCGCTACGCCAGTAGAGTTCTCAAGTAATACAGTATCGCCCACACTAAATGTATCTGGGAATGCCTGGACCTGAACCGTTAGGTAACTTCCGCTAGAGTCTGTTTCAATTTCAGATTCAGATTGCAGGTACATCTGGATCTGATTGCCTGTACCGCCAAGGACTTCTACTGCACCGGAAGAACCAAGTTGCATGGACTTAATTTGTACATTTCTCCTGTCATCGGTGATTTCAACCGTTGCAACGATAGGGAGCTGGGAGAGTGCTGGCTGTGTAAACTGGTGATATAAGTTCTGTACTGTAGTTGGAATAAGTTTGAATAACTCTCCATTGGTTGGAACATCAAAGTTGGGAGCCGTATCCATGGAATAGACAGATGGCTGTGCGCCTTGTAGTACAAATGGCGTCTTGGTTATGAAGTTAGGATTTGGGTTCTCAAATGACTTAATCCAGTTTGCACCATCGTACATGCTGATGTAGTTATGTCCAGGAGTAAATCCGTACGCCAGCGTAGCAGAAGTTTCTTCCTGTGTAGCTAGGGAGATGGTTAGAGAACTTGATCCAACTGGTGTAGCAGACATGACCGAGCTATTATTTATGGTCGTAGAGATGCTAGCCGTCGTAGTTCCCACTAGAGGGAACATGTTTACGCCGTTTGGGTTGTTGATCACTTCTGGGTTAGCCAGCGATCCAGGAGTTGAGGTGACCGTAAACCCAGATGTTCCAGCATTTCCAGCGGGAACATTTCCATTAAAATTATTAGTGAGAGTGACAACGTTGCTAGTCGACGTTGGTATGAACGATATATCACCGGTGACAGCTTGCACTATGGCCAGAGCTACGGTTGTTGCGTTAGCTCCTGCACTCAAGTTGAATACTCTGATGGACCTGTATGACCCGTCGTATGGCTCTGGAGTACCTTGATTACCAACGTCAAACCAGATAGATACTGGACCACCGTTGTCGTAAACGATGAAATACTTACCGCTCAACGAATCATTGTTGGTGCCAACTACGCCAGAACCACCAGATATTGATGCAGCCGTGATGGTGGCAGCAGTGCTAATAGTAACTGCAGCAGTCAGAGCTGCTAGAGTGCCGTTCACCGTGCTCCCGCCAACTGTGATGCTTGCTTGTGCTAGGACGTTACCGTTGAATACGCTGCCAGTTGTTACATTGATAGTAGCCGATGAACGAACAATCCAGTAGACGTTGGCTGCTGATGCACCGCCAGTAAGGGTTATAGTTGCTGCGCCGCCAGCGCCTGTATTTAGTGTGCTTGAGCAGATGAATACATATGTACCGGAGCCATTCAATGTTAATGTGCCTGGACCAGATGCCGCCAAGTTGAAAGTGCCGCTAGATTCTGTGTATACGCCAGGAGTAAGAGTCTGACTATCAAGGGTTGCAGAGATTGAAGTTGCACTCATTGCGTTGAATGTGTTATATGCGGATAGAGCATCGGCTTGCGCCGTCTGTGCTACAGAGTTTGCTATGTATTCGGTTCCGGAATACGTCCCTGGTGGGAAGCCGGTAATAGATGTTCCAGGATATAGACCAAGGTTCCCAGTAAGAACGCTCGAGCCTGTGTTGGTAACTGTTGATGCGCCCAATACAGCAAAGCCAGAAGCAGTTGCTAGGGCAGAAGGGGTCGACATCGAAAAGCCAGATGTACCGGTGGTGGCACTAGGCAAAGCGCCGTTCTGAACGTTGGTAATCATCATCGTAGGACCACTTACAGTTGCTGTAAATGAACTGCTCTGATTTATGGCTTGAACTATCTTAGTGGCAACAGTGGATGCAGAATCACCAGACAGGATCGTGCCCACCATGAGGTAGGAATTGGCTCCGATGGAAGGTGGTGCAGCAGTTCCACCCTCATTGATCCACACCGCTACGGATCCTGCTGTATTGTAGATCAAGAAATATGTTCCATTGAGTGAACCGCTTACATCTGCTACGGCAGTTAGCGCGTACGATGTAGGAGTGCCCAAAATATCGGCAACAGTGGTGATCGTGTCGACTTCCGGTGATCCTGGCGACGTTACAGAGGCAGTAGCATTGAGCACACGTACGGTATTCCCGCTAATATTCTGCACGCTGTATGTACCGCTGTTAGAGTTAGATACGCCAGAAGGAGAAGTTATGCTTATGATGTCACCGATCTGTACAGACGTTAAACTACCAGCACTGAATGTGTAGTCGTAGTAGTTTCCGCTAGAAACAGCTCCATCAGGGAAGTTGGTAGACGCATTAGGGTATGGACCCTTCACCGTGATTGTATTACCGGTCGACAGTGCTGTAGCTCTTGCCGCTCCCGAACCGAATATATATGAAAAGGTGGTGAACGACGGTGTGTTGACAAACGATGTCGTAGCAGCTTGGTTAGGTGCAGAAGGATACTGCATGTTGAAGCGCAAGAAGTCCCCATCTGGACCGTACTCGTCAGCTCTCATTATCATGACGCCCTTGCCGGAGCCAACGCCGCCGGAAGCATACCAGTTTCTAGCTCTGAACCATGCAGCATAGTCACTAAAGTTGGTGCCATTGATGGCTGTGCCCCAGACGTTCTGATTAGAGAAGTCGATACCAGCTTGGTTGTCATAGTCATTAGCAGAAAACTCGGTGGATGTTGGGGGAAACGACAACGAATCAGAGCCTGAGTTTACCTGACCAGTTCTTGCCAGAGGAATATTGATAGTATTGTTCTGAGGATTCTCGTCGATCACCATAGCGATCGAGTCCGTAGCAGAGAGCTGCAGAGGTCTGAGAATTTCAAACTGGTCGCCGATCACGTTGTCGAGACTCGTCCTGGCTAATGCTTCCTGCGTGCCGACAGTGTCAGAAGGATATCCAACTGGGTTAAAAGCTGCGATGCTTCTCAGTTGGTCTTTGTTGTTCCCGTCTGTGAACGAGATAATGCTATCGAAGTCAACATGTGTCGTGTTGAGTTCACCGGTGCATTCCAATACTTCACTGTAAGGTCCTGAGTATGGAGGCACATCAGGGATTGCATTAGCCGTGAGAGTTCCCTTAGAGTCATCGAATACTTGTCTATTCAACCATGTATTCTTGTTAGTAGTTGGGTCAATCTTGAAGTGCGTTAGCAAACTCTTGCTAGACACGATAGATGCTGTCAACGGTGGATTGCCAAACAATGCTAGCGGAGTAGATGCAAACAATGCTAGCGCGTTGCTACCCATTACGACAGGGATAGCTATAGAACCGTTGTTCTCTGTTGTTGATGTTAACTTAATAGAGTTAGACTCGTATATAGATGCTATAACGTTGATGATGTTGTCATTTATAGAATTGACTACGCTCGACAGAGACGAAACTGGTGGATTCGTAAGGAAGGTACCCAACCAGATCTGAGGATACCCGTCGGTCGTAAAAGCCTGTATATCAAGGGTGTCTGCGATGGTGACAACCTGAGGAGTGATACTTGGAGTTGCTAGGTCTCCTGCGTTTAGTACATCGATGTATGTATCTACACCTGGAGTAGTGTGAGAACCCTTGTCGACTATCTTAAATAGACCTGCATTGTTAGGTGCTAACCATCCGCTGGTTCTTTGCGTCATGTAGACGAAATCGCCAGGTAGTACAGCTGGGAAAGCAGTTAGCAAGTTCGACATGATTCTCATCACGTTGCCACTTGGATTGCTTATTGTCAGGGTCGAACCTACAGGCGCATTCAATGCACGCTGTGTGCAGTATGTTGAATCAGCAACTATGATGAGTTGGGCAGCGCGCCCAAACGCATCGGTCGATACATTGTAGTTACCGCTAGGCGTAGACGTAGAGATGATGAAGCCCTTAGTGTCCGCGGAACCAGCTGTTATGTTATCGCCAGGATTGATAGTTGTAAGTATCTCTAGATTTCCTGTCTGTCTGTTCAATATGAACTGGCCAGTCTGACCAACGGCAGTCTTGGCCTGGGTAGGAAATAACTGGGCAAGCATTGTGCCACCTAAGATGCTTAGTGCTGATGCAGATCCACTCTGATTAGAGTTGATCTGCATAGTTTGATCCGGAGTAGCCGTAGCCGTAATGCCGGCAAATTGCTGGTTGAATGCAGTGACCCAATCAGCAAGCGTTAACGACGCAAACGTTGATGCGCCAGGGAAGTTGCTCAAGTTGAATGTTCTATCCTGCTGAGGTGTATTGTCTACCGAGATTATGAGATCGCCAGGACTAGTGATGTTCCATGATCCGAAAGGAGCTGTTTGAAGCTCTGCACTTATGGTCTTCTCTCTGAGCCTTGTCGTATTCTGGTACAGTGCGATGAACGAAAATTGAGACGTTGGAAACTGTAGTACCGAGTTTGCATACAGCGACGCATCTGCCGTAGGTAGCAATGCAGCAACCTGAATTATCTCCGCATCCCACGCGTCTGGATAGATTAGTATGTTAGCTGAATTGTTTGTTAACCTGGCGCTGAACAATGTTGCTTGGCTGTTTATTGCAACGACGATTTCGCCTACTTGAGCCGAAGATATATTGACGAAGTCCGCTGTAGTAAAAAATATAGTCTCTTCTTGACCATCGACAGAGACGCTCAGAGATGAACCCGGCACTAGGTCGAATGGTCCAATACCAGCATTGACAACTTGGGGTCTAGTTACTGGAAAGTTAGCTAGCTGCAAGAACTGTTCCTTGCCGGTAGCATCAGTGAGTAGTGTGTCTACGGATTGACCCGCATACGAAGGCTGGAAGCCGGTACCGTCATCGATGTATAGGATAGACGGCTGGCCAAGGCTTGGTGGTTCGGTGATAACGGCAGAGGCGACCTGCTTGTTGTCACTCGAATCCGACACGTTGATAACGGCTGCCAATATTGCTGCCTCTGTGCCTCTAGCTAGGGTGTTAGTGTAAGAGTTGATTCTGTCCCTAAGTTCCTGGTCAGTTTCCACGTCTGTTCCGCCAGTGAAAGCTGATGTATTGGACACCTTGGCCCCTGGGAAAGGAGATGTTGCAAACTGAGTGATAGTGTTGTTAGGGGCATTGCCGATGGAGCCTGCTACTGCGGCCGTTGCAGCTATGTTGTCAACCTCAGTTTCGCCGGCTGGTAGAATGGCGTCTCTCAGAGTGCTATAATCAATCTGAGGGTTCTGATTGTTCGCAGGTATGCTAACGACCGTTCCTGCCGCAATGACGCGATCCGGTTGACCCTGGGCGTTTACAACAGTATCTGAGATGAGATGGTTGTTGTTTAGGGCAGACGAAAGATTAATCTGTGAATACGTTGGGTACGCAACGATAGAGCTGTACGGAATAGGCCCTTCAAATGATATGGTGCCTCTGCCTATGTACAGAGTTCCGGACGCTGCCCACCCAGTGGTATTGTTCACATATAGTACAGTTTGGCTGGCAATAGGTGGTGGCTTAAGGATGTACAGACTTGTACTCTGAAGAGTTATGCTTGTATTGAAGATGCTTACATTGCCAGAGGCCTTCGTAGCCGGATAACGAGTCAAACCATAGTCAGCAGCCCTGTTATCAAGGTCAGTACCAGAAACTGTAGCTATGTTTAATAGGTTAAGTAGTGAAAGGATAGCAGCCGAGTTCTCGTAATCATTTGCAGCAGCAGCTTCGAGAATTGTTAAAAGCACAGACCCCTGATTAACATCATTCAGAGGGGTATTGGCAATAATACTACGTATCATGGCACCAAGAAACTGATTGAAGCTCTGGATTTGGATTTGTGACGCCATTATTTAACTCTATTTTGATTTTCAATTGCTGTTTTTACAACATGATCTTCGGCCCACAATGGCTGTAAGTTAGTGTAATGACAGGCTTGTTTAAACTGTTCTGTATCTTCTAAGTTAAAATCTACTAATGGCTTAATATGATCTAGGTGCCAACCATGTTGACTATGATTATCCCAAGTCATTCCTGGTTGAAATTTGGATTCTAAGTATGTTTTGAGTTCTCTTACAGAGCACCCAAGATCCTTAATAGCAGATCCTTTTTTGTTTTTTCCACTTATAACTTCATTAACACGTGTTCTTAAGTTACAAGCAATCTTAAATGTCGGATCTTGCCTCTTACGAAGTTTTGTATATTCATTGTGTTTTTGAGCTAGATGTGCCCTGTTATCTTGCTGGTAATTTCTAATCTTGGTCAACTCTTTATCCTTGTTGGCCAAATACCACTCTTTTTTCTTTAAGTTACTGCAAACCTTACAAAACTGTTGACGTCCATCTTTTGCGCGCGAACTTTTGTTAAACGCTTCCAATGGTTGCATCCCAATGTGGGCACAGCTTTTATTAGAGCAGATTTTAACTTCCATACTTCTATTCTACTTCAAACTACGTTGAGTAGTTGATGTTAAAACTAATAGGAATCACCTGGTTACTACCACCCGCAAGCCTCACCTCCATGCTGATGACAAAGGTCGAAGCCACATTTTGATTTGCTATGTAGTATATGTTAAGTGTCTCTATACGGTCAAACCTACTATCCTGGGACACACTCAATGTCAGGGAGTTAGTGATTGAGTTCTTTATACCATCTAAGTTGTTGTTTTTATTACCAACTATGTTAATCAGTCCAAAACTTTGATGGTATCTAAGTTCTCCAAGTTCTGTGACTATCTTTAACCTCATAGCTTGTACAGCGTTTTGAAGACTATAACTAAGACTAAGATCATGGTTAGGAGTAAAGACTAAATCGTCGTTCTCACCCAATAATAGGTCGATCCCCATTTGTTTCTCGTCCTGAGCGGCAGACGCTAAGAACCAAGGTACAGTTTCTTGCCTGTTGTTTGGTAATGGTTCAGTAGATGGAATGAGTATGAACAGTGCACTATTAACTGTGTCCGGCGCATATACCAACACAGATGCATTTTGTGCAGTTGTATACTCACCTAAGTTAGCTGTTCCTGATAAAGTCAAAACTAAGTCACTTGTGACTGGGTTAATGTTGATGTTAGTGATATTTCTTTGATTTGGAAATGGTAGAGAAGACGACTGCAAAAAGATCGTCTGATTTACGTAGAACTTCTCACTGTTGTCATTACCTTGTGCATCGGTTGCTGCTATGTTGATTTGGTTTCCATCGGCATTTGTTTGTAGAGGTACAGTTTGACCAACTTCGTCTATATATGGAGGTTGCAAACCGTTTGCAAGTGCAATGTCAATCCATTTGTTAGGATCGCCTAGATATCGAGTTGCAAGTGATTCAAGATCATCGCCATATTGAAATCTAACTAGTTGTCCAGATGAATAAGGGGTTATATCTATAGCAGGATTGTTAGCATTCGCTCTTGCAAGAGCGAATGGGTCTACAGCAGTATCGACTGCGAATAGGTTTGCAAGGATGAAATCTACCGACTGTATTGACGCCTGCAGTGTTGCGAGGTATGAGCTATCTGCTACAACTGCGGTAGTTTGCTGGGGTATTGAACTTCTGTTAAAGGTACTGTTATAAGTAGGATCTTCTAGGCCAACGGTATCTGCATACGCATCTCGGTATGAAATAATGTTTGCTTGCTGCGCTAGAAAATCATTCTTGCCATACTGCGAAATTGCAGTAGTGGTATTCGTAACGATAGTTTGCTCTTGAACAGTGAGATTTATAGAATTTATAGATATGTTATCAAACACAGTGTAAAACCTATAAAGCGTAGATCCATTTGATAGTGGATTTATGATTGAGGTACTATTTCTTTGCAAGTTTATAAAGTTGGTGAAGTCATTTAATTGCTGTTGAAAAAGATCTGGATATATATATCCAGGGACTTGGATTAACAGGGTAGGTAATAACTGATTCCAATTCTGAGCAAAATATGTCCACCTTAGGGGAATGATAGAGGGAATATCTGCAAGATTCAAAGCAGTACCGTTTTGCAGTTTAAACCACGTATTTATGTTAGCAATACTTTGATAAGATTGGGCAAGTGTTGACATGTTACTTACCAAATAAGTTAACGCCATTTACCGCTGATCCAACGATAGCTTTGGCAGAATTGGAGATGCTAGAGATGCTAGAGAGTAATGACGAAGATTTTACACCATTAAGACCAAGATCACTCAGACGCTGCGTTAAATCCTCAGTGACTTGCAACTGCTGCCCTGCGCTGCGTATGTTGTAAGCTCTCATGGTAATAGAGTAGTAATACATCATAGGGTTCTCAGCGCTTCTCCTAAGTACAAAATTCCTAATGGCAACATCATACTCGTTGCCGTCTTTATAATTAAAGAATGTTAGAGGATGTCTAGCTCTTGGCGTACCACCATTTTCTACACCAGCAGCGTCTTTTTTATATTTTAACAGAAAGCGGTATAGATTGTGAAATGCAAGATAACCTGTTTGATTGGTGTAAATGCCAGTTTCAGGTTGCGCTTGACCGCTAGTTCCACCAAAAAGTCCACTGATAGCACTGACCGCTTTATTAGCTTGATTAAGTATATTTGTAATTTGTCCTACTGTGCTAGAGAAGAATCCACCGAGCGCAACGTTTGAGTTAATAGGAAATCTAGCTCTACCTGGTTGTGCAGAAGAGTTATACGCATTGAACTCATCTCCGGACGCAGTTGGGTTTACAAACTTAGGAGCCATCCCAGTAGTGCCCTCAATGGATATGTCGTAATATCTAATATCTGAGTGCTCTTCTACTGTGCCGTATAGTGTAGGTATAATATTAGTAGCAAAGTTTGTTACTATATTTATGTTACTTGGACTGATTGGTAAAAACATAACAAACTGTTTGCCATCGCGGCGATTCATTCTAAAACCATAAGGTTTAGCTGCATACCAATTACTAGCAACAGGCGTATACAGTGCGTTCATCTGCAGTTGATTAGGGTTATTGGCTGTCTGTATGTTGTCAGCAGTTAACCCAGCAGCATTACTGTTCTTGTTAATATCGTTTAGAGATTGCTTAGGGACCTGAGCAGGAGTTGGTGAGCTTAATCCTAAGTTCTCTTGAAGTGATGTTATTAGCGACATAATTAAATTATAACCCGATACCCGTTAACTCAAGGTTCCTTTGATTTTGTTAATGTTGGCCTTAATTTGTTCAACCACAGGCCAATCCTCTACTTCATTGAGTGAAGTGCATGGACCGACAGGAGAAATGGTTGTAACCTTACCTAAGGCGTCTATTAGTTGAGTAAGTTGATCTAGTAGTTCAATAGTGCCGTTACCAATAGCAACCTTAGGAGAATTGACGATTGCGGTAGCACTAGCTTCTAACTTATATACTTCGCATGTTAAAACCATTGACTGAGCATTTTTGTCCATGACCATAGACACCGGTCCTGCTGTTATGGTTAGGACTCCGTTTGGTTTATCTATAAAAACTGACTGAGGGTTGTTGGTAGCATTGTCGCTAACAGTATAGCTACCTGTTACGTCAAACTTCATAAAGCTACTACCGATAGTTGTATTGTATTGCGGCGCTGGTATTGCACCAGATGGAACATTATTAAGACCGCTTAAGTTTGTAGGTTGACCCTTAAATGTAAGTGTCCACTCGCCATTTTGATTTATGTTGGTATGAATACCATTAAATTCAGCGTCATACTGAGGACCATTAGTCGCCTGTATAGTAGTTGTGCGGGCGGCATGCGTTAAGCCGCCCAGTATGACGCCTTCTCTACCTTGTCCGTTTAACTGCCCAACTAGTACAGCGTCACCGGCCTTAGCGCTGAATCCCGACACAGGATCTGGAAAATCATTAATGTTGTAGCCGCGATCAATATAATCTTCATAGTTATAAACACCACCGAACCTTCTCATCATTCGGCAGTTTACATTAATCTTCTTAGCCTGATCCTGTATCTCGACTAGATACCTGAGTTCTCCAGTGTCTGTGTCGTTGAATGCGCCTTTAACTATGCCAATCCTGATTAAACCATCAAGCCTATTTACAGCTGTTAAGTTCCCAGGATCTGACCAGATAGAACTATCTTTTACTGTGCCTGGCATACGTTAGTCTCCACGCAACTTACGCGGGTCTGGATCTATTGGGCGAGTAGGGTTGCTTAGACCATCAGATGTTCCAAACGTGTTTACTGAGTTATTATATGCACTTTCTGTTTGAGCAGAAGCAAGTTTGTCTAGTGAACCACTGCCAACAAGCGTATAACCACCGTTAGACTTATTAACTGTTATGCCTCTTACAAACTGAATTGTAGTAACGTATGTTCTAGTGCCATCAGAATTTACAGTAAAACTGTGACCCACATTTTCTACGTGTGCTAATATATAGTTTGTACTCTTGTTGGTAGTTGTCCCATTATTAAGATTCATGGTTGGATTAATCAATCCAGCTTCAAACAAGATATTGTTTCCAACGCCAATATATTCAGAGGTGCCTCTCATGGTTAGTGTTCCGTTTAACAATCTGTGCGTGTCGAAGTACCACTCCTTCAAAAGGGCAATCCAACTCGTAAGTAACTCAGCATTGTATGTAGATCCTGATTTAGAAGGATCAACGGGGAATTGCTTTGTACCAACAATTAAAGGTCTGAACCCTTCCCTATTAAAAGCGTTAGAATCTGCGCTTTGTGATTTTTGCGCTGTCCATCCTTGTAATATTTCAAAATCTTGAAATTGCGGTCTAATTTCTATGAAGTTGTATTTATCACGCCAATTAGTGCCCATGTCGATCGATGTAACTTTAATATTCTCTATTGTATGTGTATAAAGTAGTGTAAATGGTGACCTAATTTGGTTCACTAATGTTTGCTGACCCTGAGATAGTGTAACTGTTTGCCCATTTTGAGATATTGTTGTAGGCGCCTGACTCTGATATGAAAATGGCTTAATTCTATTATATAGATAGAGCGCTGGACCTAAATTACCGTCGTTATCTGTTTCCCACACGATCTCGTTGAACATCTCGTTAAGTGCGGGATTACTATTATCCATCAGTATTTGCCAAAAGGAATTTGTTCCTTGAAGTGAAAATGGATCTATGAAACCATAAGCTTCATTAGTGTCTTCATATGTGTTGTAAGCACTAAGTCTACCAGTTTCTAACGTCAACAAGTTAGATACTTTAGTAGATGGATTAATTGTGTTGTTAGCATCAATAAAGTTAAAATATGCAGTCATTTTTTGTGGTATCAAGAAATCGTACATAGATTTATCGATCCTGTTGATGGTTCCACCTACTTGTTGAACAGTAGGGTCAGATGTTCCAAATATGCCTATTAACGAGTCAAGGTTGTCGGCAACCTTAAAACTCTGTGGAGCATTACCGTCACCTAAAAGTTGATTACGAAGATAAATAGCTATAGCATTGCCTTGATCGGCAGGAGCATTTGAATCAGCTATTAAGTTATCTACATAGAGAGTATTGTTAAATATGTAACCCCAATCACTTCCAGTTATCGTATACATTGTTTGTCTAAGTACTTCGTCGTTCATTGTAGTGCTTAATCTAACTGTTTCAATCTTTCCTATCATCTTAACGAACTGAGATAGGGATTTTTTAGTGGATTGTCCAGATGATGGCAATTGATCTTTTGTAATAGGTTGATCCGACATCAATATGGCACACCAACTACCTGCAGTAATTAGGGAAACCCAATCTCTGGTTGGAGCTAAAGCTATACTAAAAGATCCAGCCGGAGATCCTTTAGATTTATTTGTTTGTATAGAGACACAAGAAACCGTGCTAATTATTATCTCGTCAACATCATTTATCGTGCTGTTTTGAGTTGGAACTACACCTAACCTATCATTGTAATTCCATATGATAACAGCAGCATGAGGGGTTGTTATCTTGTAGTTGTTTGTTTGATTAAGTGCCATATCGTTTATAAATTACCTTAGTGACTTAAACCCTTTTTAGCTGCTTTATCGTCAACAGGATACATGTTATTCTTGCCCAACGCGTTATTCAATACTGTGTTTAAATTTCCAATGGCTGTACCTAGGTTTGTAATGCTTACATCAAGGCCACCTGCTCCGCGATTAGCGGCAGCTTTTCCTGCAGCTGTTGTAGCTTCTTGCTCAGTTTTTGGCATAGCTTTTATAAGAAGATCAAAAGCAGTAGCGAGTGCATCTGCACCCTTGGTTGCTCCACCTAGTGCTGTCGCTCCTGTCTTAGCTGCTTCTGCTAGCTGTGCCGCTCCGGCCGTCAAAATCTTATCTATTCCTGCTCGTTGAGAAGGATCGTTCGCATCGAACGTCTTCATTTCACCTGCTGCACCTTTGCCGTTTGGAACTTTGGCTTCAAGACCCATGATTCCGCTGGCCCAAATGTCTGGCGCCAAACCTGACGCTCTGGCCACTTGTCCTGCTGCACCTTGCTCTGCTGGTGACAAACTATTTAAGGCATCTGTGTAGTTGCTTCCAGCTGCAGCTGCGGCTTTAAGTTTTTTTGATATGCTTGCAACCATAGCGGCAGATGGTGTTACCGCTGCATTGTTACCTTTAATTAAACTCAACTCATGTTGTTCAAGCGTTCCGGCAAGAGCTTTTTCTGCTTCTGGTCCTGCTGTTATATTACCCCAACCAGCTAAACGTTCAGCTCTCGCTAAAGCTTCTCCCTTTAACCCCTTCATTGCTATTAGAGTTGCACTGTCTGTACCAGTAGCAAAAACGTTACCTGCTCCCTTTAAACCACTTAGTTTTTGGTTAGTTGCAGTATTGACATAACCCATAAAGCCAGCACTTGTATTTCCACTAACAGCGTTTAATGCAGCTTGTGCATCACCACTACGTTCCAATGCAGCATCTCTATTTGGTGTGTCCTTGTTTATTCCTGCCATTATCATAGCACCTGCAGACGAAGCAGTGTCTAAACCTATTCCCCTGCCAATAGAGCCACTAGCCATCTGAGCTGAATGTTCAGCGATAGAGTTAAGATTTTTAGAGTTATCTAGGCTTTTGCCCATGGCTGTTTCTAATATGCTGCCAAACGACTCTTGAGGATTATTAGAACCCGCTGCAGAAAGTGTCGCAAATCTTCCCATGTTTTCTTGCATTGTCCCATGTCCATGCGCTTCTAATCCACGCGCTGCAAATATTTGATCTGTGTTAAACATAGAACCCATACTTGCTACACCCATCTGAGACATTTGAGCAAATTGTTCTGGACTAATTCTTGCTGTGGCCATGTTAGCCAGGTTGGCATCAGTGATAGTGTTTGCTAATAAACTTGAACCTGCACTGCCTGCACCACGCGCCGCTAAACCCATTCCTTTAGTAAAGTCACTAAAACCTTGAACTTGTTCAGCACCAACCGCTTGAGCAGCACGAACTACATTAAGTTGAGCTTGACGTGCTGCGATGTCTGCCTGTCCGCCTGTAACATTTCTTGTTATGTCTGATGCAGTAACCGTGGTATTGGCTACGTCGCCAGATGCGGCAGATATAGCACCAAGAATTCCACCTACAATTGTACCGCCACCTGGTTCGACCAGTGTACCTATTGCAGCACCCTTAGCTGCTCCCGATAAGATATTTCCCAAACCGCCAAAAACAGAACTTGCAGTCTTCTCAGAAAGAGCAATGTTTGCATTGTTACTTAAGTTACCACCAAATGCTTCAGCTCCACCAAATTGAGATAATTGCATAAGAGAAGCAATATCTCCGCCCGCAGCCGCCTTATAGGTTTGATACTTCTGATTTTCCCAGTCAGCAAAACCACCCGCGTTATTTGCTTGTCCTAGACGCTGATTAACGCCTATCTGCATGGTTGCATTGCCCATTGCCCCCATCATGGCTGCGCCAGCATTTAACCATGGTGAGGCTAGACCTGCCATTTTGCCTAATTTACCTCCACCTCCTGATGCGTCAGCTAAATTCTTCTGTAATTGTTTAAATTCTTCCGATGTGGCATCGGACATAGATTTTAAATTCTCAAATGCCTTTATTAAATCCTGAGCGGCCTTATACGCGTGGTCAGATTCTGGTATTGTTTTAGCAAATGCTACATCTCTTATGGCAGATGTGGCCCCAGATCTAGGATCTTCACCTATTATTTTTTTATGACTAATGGCCGCATTAATACTACCAAGCTCATTAATCAAACCCTGAGCTTCTTTTGTGTTTGCTTGCATTTGACCATACACGCCTTGATCCATACCGCGTCTATTCACTACAACAGAACCTAATGCTTGATTGATTTCACTAACTGCGCCAAGGCGCGAGCGTTTTTCACGTTGCTGAGTAATGAGATCATTATAAGATGTGTTCATCATGCCCATGGCAGCAAATTGTGCCTCTGGCGAACCTGATATTGCGTTTATTATTCCGTTGATGCCGGATTCAGAATATTCTCTACCAAGCGAATTAACTACTTGAGAAGTAAGTCTATTCTCAGCAGCTTCTGCTCTAATTCTAATCCTAGGAGTGAGTCTGACACGAGTAGTTAGGTCATTAACATAACCTTTTTGTAGTATGGGTAATTTGCGTTGAACGCTAGTTAGACTTTCATAAGCATCAATTCTTGCATTGACGCCTTCCATCCTTCTTCTGTCGGCCGCGTCTTCCGCAGAAATTCTATTTTGTGATGCTATTTGAGCAACCCTAGATAGTCCAAGGTCTCCTATCATATTAGGAGTACTGTTATCGTCGCTGCTGTTTGGGTCTCTAGCCATAGAAGGCTATTATAACTTAAAAGGGTTTAAAGTAGGTAGGCCCTTTATAGGAAGGTGGAACTATAGGATTATCAACTTCGTTTATGCGGTTAACCTTATAAACGTAGTCTTGGATAACTGTGGTCCCGTATGGCACTGATTCTGTGTCGTATAGTTTGATCTTTACGTCGCTAGCCATAGAACAAACCTCGGCACCAAAAACATCCACAATATCATCGTTGGTAATGTTTGTTCTTACCTTAAGTGACCTATTGTTATCAAATCTATATTTTGAATATGGGTTGTTATTCTTCGAAGTTGGCATCTATATCTTCCCCGAACGTCTCACCGAACTGCTGCTTGTGGATCTTCATCTGTTCTTCCATCCACTTAATGTTCTCAGGATCCTTGGTTGGATCTTCAGTTTTCTTTACTTCCTCAGTGGCAGCTTTAGCTTTCATCTGATCAAGTTCTTCCTGTTCCATCTTGTCAGCCCAGTCAAGATCAGTTTTGTCCTTCTGTTCTTCCTGCTCTATCTCTACTGTCTTTATACGTTCTTCTTCCGCAGCTCGGCGCTCTACTCGGTCGTAGAACTCGTACAAGAGTTCCTCTAGGGTGTATGTCTCAAGCAATGGGTCCTTCAGTGGTCTATTATAAGTTCTTGACCACCAACTCTGCAGGAATAGTTTAAGCTGTTCCTCATCATCGAGGTTAGCTCTAGCGTTGTTAGCCGCTATTTTCCTTATAGATTCTGCGACTGAGAGTCCGGTGCTGGATTCGCCAGTTCTTTCACCTTCTGACGCCATTCTTGCTCTGCCTTTTGAATTTTAGTGTATATGTCGACGAGGACGTTCTCATCATTGATGGTAGCTCCACCCATGCTCTGCTTCCACCATTCTGGAGCCTCGATAACTTTCGCTCTCAAATTTGCGAATATGATAGCAAGACCTTCCAACTCCTCAGTGGGATTGGTATAGCTTCCAAGGAGTCGTGATTTCTCAAGTTCCATCGAGTGCTTTTGTCCCATCGTAAGGACGCAACGACAAGTAAATTGCCCTTCATAATGCTTGAAGGTCGTATCGCCTAATGAGTCAATGTCAAACGTAGCTTCGTTCTTTGGTAGTTCCATATCTTAAACCTCTAGATTATTATACCTAATTTATGGGAGAGTAGGTTTACCGGTTGACAAAGTGCCATTACCTGACAACGTTGGTATACCCGCAGGACCTGTATTGCCTAAGTTAGTTTGTCTAGTCACTGGAGTAGGAGGACTTCCAGGACGAGTGTTATTAGGTTCGTTATAGTTATTTGGCGGAGCTGGAGTCTTCTCATCGATGAACCCAATAGCCTTCCATCTCAGCGTTACTTGTGATAGCGAATCAACTCTTATATCCTCAGAGCGAGATACTATTACGGCTTTATCTGTAGAAAATATAACTTGGTTGGTTGCAGAATCTCTAGCTTCAATTGATACATACGGAGCGAACAGAAACGACAAAATATCTGATTGCCAACCCTGCGTAGTGGCACTAGTACCGGGTACATGCAATGCTGATATGCTTCCATCTACTGTAACTCTTTGAGGAGCCAGTTCATACGCTAGATAATCATCTACTGTGGTCACTTCAGTATAAGTAGTATTTATGTTCCAATTAATAGCAAAAGCAAAACCAACCAACTTACCGTTTATCTTAAGTGTGCACCTAGCTCCACTCATGAATTTAGCATTTGGTCTGGTAGAGAACACACCTGCAACGTTACTTACAACGTTGTTAATCGTGTTTTCTACAAAACCTGGCGATGTATCAAAACCTGTTTCTGCCATAAGTTACCTTAAGAGTTCTGCTGACCCGTACCAGATGGGTTTGCCTGATAGGCATCTCCATCGACATAGAGTGCAGTGAACTCAAATCTATCCTGAGCTGGGCTTTTCTTGTTAACGCTGAAATCTGCTCTAGTTATTCTGGCGCTTCTGATCCTAATTACGCCTAATACGTCGGTGGTTGTAGAACCTGTATCAGCCGCATTATTAGCGACTTGTTGATAAACTAGGATGTCAAACGTGGTTCCTGTTTGATAGGTGCTAGGATCAAGGGCCTCATTAGCTCGTCCATCAGTGCCCCCACTGAACGGATTACCTATTGTAGACAGAACATTGTTTAGAACACCGCCGCCCCAGACAGAGCCCCAATTACCCACGCCGTTACCTGCATCAGATGGACTAACTCCATTAGGCGGAGTTCCACCTATGTTAGCGATAGCGTTATGGACATATCTAATAATGCTAAAACTACCAGAAACGTTATAAGCTAATGGCTCAACAGAAACCCCTTCATACATGCCTAGGACGTGTGGGGTCTGATGAGAGACCTGTATAGAGCAGGATAGGTCGGTAGCGAACGCTATGGTCTTACCGTTGAGAACCAACTTAAGTTTGTCGCCTGTGAGGAAGAAAGGTTTTACGCCTGCCATAGGATTTATTATAAGTCTGAATAGGTTAACTTAGAAAAATAAAAAAGGCACCCTTTTGAGGTGCCTTCTTCATTGACTTTATTGAACTTGATCGATTAGCTGAGGTCGATGTCTCCTGAGGTACCAGCTTGGAAGCTGTCGTCGTAAGCTAGGATGCCGACAAAACTTAATCTGTCAACCAAAATTCCACGCTTATTGATGCCAGCAGCCTTACGGTTAAAGCGACAATCTGTGATCGTGATCACTGCGCCGCTTGAAGGAGCACCTGTGTTAGTTTCTGCTGGAGACGTAGTAGCTGGGTTACCTGAAGCGATCTTTTGATAGACGTTCAAATCCCATGTCTCAGAGATCAGCATGTTTCCTGGATTGATCTGGTCAGCACCGTTGCCACCAGTCTTATAATTTACGTTACCCAAGCCGTTGCCGTTAACAGCAGCGCCTGCCATGTTATTATTGTTAGCGATACCAGTATAGCGAACTACGCTAAGTTCACCACTTACAGAGTAGTTAACTGGTTCGTTAGAGACTGTTTCATAACGACCCATTGTTTCGATTGGCACTGTGTCGATTGATACGTTGTAACTTACATCCGCTGCATAAGCGAAAGTAACCCCACCTGCAGTTATTTTTGCGTTGGCCCCAGTAACGAAGCTAGGAACTTTTCCTGCCATATTGACTCCTGCCAGTTCGGTTCTGGCTACCTTGAATTTAACTCTATAACCTAATTGCTATAGATTAGGTCTAGTATATCAGGAGTTGGGTTAATCATAGGGATTCGGTATGTACGACCTTGCCGTTCTTTTTTCCAACCCAATTATTGCCTTCTATGTCGTATTTATAGCCCGGTAACTCATTATATCCGCTTTCATTGCGATTGTCGCTATGATTATAAACTCTACCAGGCTGTGTAGGGTGAGGTTGGTTGTGCATTTTTCTAGATTGTTCGCGTGTTAACTTTAAATCTCCAAATTGAACGTGGTATTTAGGCTTTTTGTATGGTTCGCCGTGTTTCGCGCCCTCTCTTAACAGGTTTTGCCCAGTTACGGTGCGCTCAATATTAAACTTATGCGGGTTAACCAGCAGCTCACCCTCATCCTTCGCTTGCTTGTGTTTTTCTTGTATGTATGGTAAATAAGAGTGGACGTGTTTTTCTGGTACCCACGCATGCATTACTTTTTGTGTTTCTGGGCCACCATTGTTTGCCCAATAGTGGGCAAAGCTTGGTGCTACCGTCCATGAAGTAAGTTTATTATTATGTGTATTGTCATCTATATGTGCAGCTCTGTAGACTTTATATTCTTTTTCGTTAGTTTTAGGATTAAGTCTACTGCTGGACTCCATGTTGAGTTTGCCTAGCATGTTCTCCCTAAGTTTTCCTGTAGCTGCGGGCAGCTTAGACAAGTGGGATCTGTTGCCAGTGTCCGCCCAATTTTCAACGGCTTTAACTTGAGGACCCTTCCAGTTTTTCTCTAGGGTCCATTGGCCGTTGGCGGCAAATTTTAGTACCTCTTCATACATAAGACCATTGTATCAAAAATATTACTTATAATTAGTTTATTTGTTGAAGGTATTGGGTATAATAGTAGCATGAAGAAAATTTGTACAGGTTGCGGTGATGATAAAGAGTTAGATTTGTTTCACAAGGAAACTGCCGGTAAGTTTGGACGTAAGTCTAAGTGTGCTGAGTGTATTTTTAAAAAGACACAAGCTTGGAAGTTGAACAATCAAGAGCGTGAAATAGAAAATAGAAAACGCTGGAATTCGCAAAATAAAGATCGCCATAAAGAGGCTACATATAAATGGCGTGAAGAAAACCCCGATATACATAGCGAATATGTAGCTCAATATCAAAAAGACAGAAAGGCCTCTGATCCTAAGTTTAAACTTCTTTCTAATATGCGATCACTAATGTATAACCATTTGACACGTAAAAACTTAAAGAAGCATAAGAAGCTAGAAGGATATTTAGGTTGTGTTTTTGAAGATTTTGTTATGACGATTGAGCAACAATTTGTTGGCATCATGTCTTGGGATAACTACGGTTCTTATTGGTCCATAGATCATATCTGTCCATGTAATCAAGCAAAAACAGAAGACGAAATGATTAAGTTGCAGTCTTATCTTAATTTAAGACCTATGAAGACTCATGGTGAAGATGGAAATTTCGCTAAATCGGATAACAAAACCCCAGAAGCCGAAGAACTTTGTCTTAAGCTTCTGGGGAGAAGTTGGATTGATTAAGCGCTTGATGTTGCGCGCTGCAACGTGATGGTAGCTAGAACGAAATCTATGCCCTCCACCAGTTTAACTACGACGCTAATATTAATAGTGTTACCAACTATTTGCACAACGAGCTGCTTATAGCCGCTAGGAGCATCGGTCGTTGAGACCGTGATGCCCTGAGCTAGGTAGCTTGTCAAGATGCTGTCGCAGGTAGACTTAACTTCTGCAGCAGAAACTGTGTTCTTAGCACCAACATAGATATTCTCAAGTTGGTTGCGGAAGTCATAAGCAAGGACGTCAGCAGCATACAGCACGTTCGCACGGTTGTATACCCAGTTTGCGTCAGCACCGTACGTGGTGTTATCCACAACCAGACGGAAACCACCGGTCGATGGCTTCTCCCAGAAGGTGATGCCATTCATGATGGCGTCGTCGTACTGGGTCTGAGGATTGAAGTCCGTGACAATCTGAGCTTCAGGAGTAGATAGCAACTGACCCGTCTGGCGAATACCAGAGGTGTTGAAGTACTTGAAGGTCATTGGAAGTCCTACTGGAGAACCGCCACGAGCACCTGCTAGCAAGCATGCTCCTGCCCAAGGCAAGAACCACACAAGGTTACCAAGCGAGTTGACTTGCAACATGTCTTGGATTACAAGCTGGATGCGGGCATCAGCCATGTTCTGAGACTCAAGCTTACAGTTGAGGTACGTATCGTGCAATGACAAGTAGCCTTGGCACTCGTTACGAGCCTTAGTTGTAGCTTGTAGACTTAGGAATGTCTTGACAGCCTGATGGATAGCATCGATAGTGTAGTTCGAGCTTGGATCAGTGATCAAGTCCAAGATGTCCTGAGATGCATCTCTCGAGAAGAGAGGTACAACCGAGTTTACGTGAACTGCTTGGATTGCCGTCAATGCGTTTACGATATCAGCGGATTGCGTTCCACCGAGATTGCCACCAGCAAGATAGGTTGGACCTTGTGCAGGTGGAAGACCAACAACACCTTGTCCAGATGCCTGGGCAAGCGTTACGTTAGAACTCTGTACGAAGAACTGTGCTACGGAGTATGCGTCATTCTTGATCTGAGCTGCGTTCGCGCCGTTTGCACCAACGTTTGTAACTTCATCTAGAGAAGTTGCAGGGAGTTGACCAACTAGCGTGCTTGGCAATGCTGCAGACCAGTTGCCAGCGGTGCTGCCGTTGATAAACTGAACTAGAGAGTACAGCGATGGGAAGTTAGCCAATGGGATCGTGTATTCGATGACAGAGTTATTGATTAACAATAGGCTCGTAGAATTCACTGTAACCATCGGAGCTACGCTGCCGCCACCGGTTCTTCCAAGATTAAGGACAATCGTTCCACCAACAGTACCAGACTCAGTAGTAAGAGTGCCAGTGTTATTGATAGTGATTACCGACATGCCTTCAGTCTCAGCAGCGTAAAGGCCCAGAGCAATATGTACTGCTGCAGGGAATGCTCCACTCACTAAGTCAAAGTTTATGCCATATCCTGGAGATGATCCATTGGATTGAGCAATGTTTAGGAACGCTGCAGTATCCGAAGAGCCAGAAACGGTGAAGGTCATTCCAGCAGGAAGACCTAGAGACCAGTTACCAGAACTTGCAAGAGCAGTTTGCAGTAATGCTCTAGTTACTGTTCCGCTAGGAAGAGTGAAGGTGTTGTCAAGCGATGCAGCTGCACCGTTTAGACGAAGTACCATCGTTAGTCCAGCGCCTGCGACGATTGTTCCACCGCCTAAGGTCACGGACGTTCCGGGACTTGTTCCAACGTTTCCGTAGAAGAAGCTTGCGCCAGTGTTTGTGATTGCGCTGTCAGCTAGTGCCGCAAAGCTACTAGCAGCGCCCAACTGAGAAGATGCCTGAGCATGCACGGTCGATGCTGCAGAGAAAGTCACTGCACCTGTTAATGCGATCAAGCTACCATTCACTGTACCGCCAAGAGTATCAGTAATACTTGCCTGAGCGATCACGTTACCTTGGAAGATTCCAGAGAAACCAGAGTTAATGGTTGCGGAAGAACCAACTACCCAGAAGATGTTAGCAGCAGTCGCGCCGCCAGATAGGGTCATAGTTGGAATGCCACCAGAACCAGTTACTAAGGTGCTTGCAGTTTGAATGACATAAACACCTGCACCGTTGAAGGTGAGTGTTCCATCGCCGGAAGCTGCTAAGCTTGCTGCGCCAGTGCTGTAAACGCCAGGAGTAAGAGTTTGTCCGTCAAGAACCGCAGAGATTGGGGTTGCTGTTTCACCTTCGAAGGTTGTATATGCAGAGAGGGCATTTGCTTGTGCTTCCTGAGCAAGTGCGTCGTTCAGGTGTGGCGATCCACTTACGATTGCATCGAATGGAGCACCAGTTAGATCGAATGATGCAGTAGAAGTAGTTTGAGCTGCTTGAGCTGGAACCGCCACGTCCTGATATGTGATCAAGTTTCCGCTGGTGCCATAAGCTTGAGCCGTGAGAGTACCGAAGTTGCCTCCCATTGCTAGCGAAGCCTGCGTAGATGCATTGGTCTTATAGATGTATACAGTTTGCGCTCCGCCTGGGATAGCGCCGTCTGCGCCAGGTGCGAATAGAAACGAGCAAGCGTCCACGATAGGACCGCTTCCATATAGTGCTTGAATCGCAGGAAGTTGATCTGGTGAGTACGAGTTCGTAGAGATATCGGAGATACTAGATCCGGGAGGACCCGACACTGCTTCGCCGAAGATGGCGACCAGGCCAGTTGGTCCTACAGGGAAGCCACCGCTTACGTCGATGATCTCCTCAGAGTAAGCACCTGGCTTATAAATTGTAGCTCCGTTAAATGTTACATTGATTGCCATGGCAAATCTCCTAAGTCAGTTAAGTCAACACTAATTATAACATGTGGCTATAGTTAGTTACTTGAGTTTTACACCGTACTTTTTAAGTCCCTCGTTATAGGACTGAATTGTTTCTTTTGTCGACAATCCTCTAGCACGGAAGTCGGCCTGAATTATCTCCTTGCGGTGTTGCACGGGGATCTTCTTCTCGTTCATAGCCCACCAAGCGTCGAAATCGACTTTTGGCTGCTGAGGCGCTGCTTGAGGCTTTGCGTTCTCTATCTTACTTGCCATACTTTGCTCCTTGCTTAATACTAACTCGTATAAGCGGTTAAATGTCTATATCTTCTGGGTCTATGAGCCCTGAATACTCGTCGTTCTCTGCTACACCAACGGGCTCCGCTATGACGCCCTTATTAGCTCTCCTATCGACGGCACATGGCTTAACATCTAAGCTAGTTGCCACATCTTCAGAGAATGGACCTTGTATCGAAGGGTTGGTGTTAACATGATCGAACCTTCTTAGAGCGTCTGCTTCCCAGAAGTTCTGAGTCGTACACCTGAATCTAACCCACCTAGTCCAGATGTTGTTCATTGCCTTGTCTGCATCCTTGCTGTAATCCGAGGCACTGTACGTTTGAAGCTTCAGACCCCACCTCTCAGCTATGGGCTTATACTTGAACAGAATGTAGGACACTATGTAATACAACCATAGAACATGATCTCCACCTTTTGCGACATGAATTCCAACATCAACCATCACTGTAAATGCGGCTGTCCCTATGTCAGCATGTTCGCCAACTCCGGCTATGTCATCCATAGCAGCCTTAGATTCATCCTCTGTCTCGTTAGCTAAGTGGATGCTTACGCATGGTATCTTCTGAGCGTTGAAGCTCCAAGCTTGAACCACAGGTATCTTGGTGGTTGTGAACCACTCCCAGATCTGATCTCTGTATCCGGGACCAAAGTCGACATTAAGTTCAGGATCATCAAATTGCAGAAACAGGTCGTCGAAGGCACGCTTATCAGCCCTCAACTCCTTTATTCCTAGGTCAATCAACCTTCTTACAACTACTTCTGGCATGACGAATGGCATTAGAATCCGTCCTCGTAGCTTCTTAGTATGTCTCTGATCTTCTCGTCCATGGTTGTTGCTAACTCTTGATTGATTGACTGCATGTCAGACGTAAAGTCTTTAGTTTTTGCTGGCTTTACCCACTGCGTGTTTGCGTCTTGCTTGCTTGTCGCTGTCCTAAACTGTGTTGCTCTTGAGCCGCCTGGTACTATTGCACTATATTGCCTCTTGGCATTCTCAGCGCGCTCAGCACTAACCTTCTTTACGGCGTCGTATATATTAGTGGAGACCTTTGGTCTGCTGTCGCCAGATGCGCCCACTGGGATTACCTTATATACACCGGATCCATCCTTCATAGGTTTAGCATTCTGGAGTAGTCTGCTTAGCATTGGGTATGGAGGATCTGTGAACTCAGTATTACCGGATTCAGTAGTGATCTCCATGGCCGTAGGATCTATTTGTAGCTCATTGATGAACTCGGGACTTCTCTGTGCAACACCCGCCTCAACGGCAAGCTGCATAGCAGATTCTCCTTGTTCCTCGAACACGGCACTTATTTCCCTACCCGCCTTATTAACTATTGTCTCTATAGCTCGAGCATCCAATCCCTTGTTTCTAAGGGTGAGTCTTAATTTTTGAAGTTCAAACAAGATGTTGGCCATTATTTGCCCGCCTTGTTTATAACCCTTGCTCTCATATCGTGTAGAAAGTTAGATTTCTCTTCGTCTTGCCAGTCACGGGCAAATGATATAGTGATCTTGCCGTTTGGAGCAATCTCAATCTTTGGCTTGGTCAAGTACGAGTAGTACTCGTCGTGAACTTTATCCTTGTTGGCAGGATTTGCAGAGAACGCTTCTACTGTTTGAGGCATCTTTGGCTCGTCGCTTATCTTACTCTGCAGCTCTCTGAGTTTTGCTTCGAGCTCGTCTATGTCTTTTCCCACTGCTTGTGCAAGCTGGTTATGCTTACCTGCAACGTCATGAACTACTGTCTCTAGCTTATCAAATAAACTCATGATTCGACCTTCAATTTGTTGAAGGTCTACGGCCATTCCGTTACGCATGGTCTCACGGATCGATTCCATCTCTTCGTAGATGTCGCCTATGTTGTGGCGCTTGTATTCTTCAATAAGGTGATTCAATCCACCGTGAACAGCATCATCGTCGATCGATGCATCTTCCAGCATGTGCAATTCTTTTTCATCTTCCGGCATGTACCATTCGAACACGCTCATCAAGGCTGCGGTTAACTCAGGAAGTGACTTGTTGGTGAACTGATAAACTGTCTTATGCCCGTCGTTAAGTCTGCCGGAGTACACGTCGCTCATGTGTCTCCTGATGCTCATGGTGTACGTATCAATCTGTACATCCTTAAACTCTTCGTCCTGCATACCTGCTACAACTTTGCGCAGGGTTCTGAACATGCCGTTGCCAACGAGCCTTAGCGCATCTCCGTGTGTTACTTCAAACACAGCGTCAGACTTCTGGCGGATGATGTTCTTTTCTAACTTCTCCATAGCGATCATACCCTTTAGAGACTTTCCAAATCTCTTGGATACAAAGTCGCTGATAGGAGCTCTGCAACAGTCGCGAAGTTCTTTCCACGGGATCTCATCCATCTCGTGCCACTTCCAATCGGTCATAGATTCTTTGCCGTGATCGCTCTTGGTGTTTTTAGGCTTCCCATGAACGATTTCGCCTAGGTATACAACAGTGTTGTTTCCGTTGGTCTTGCCTCTGAATATCTCGGCGCTGATCCTTACAGGACAACCAGTTTCTTCGCTGGCCTCTCTGATAGCACCCTGTTCAAAGCCTTCATCTTCATGGCAGTGCCCACCAGGGAATGCTAAGCCACCCTTATTGTGAGTTCCTAGGAGAATTCTATTGTGCTGATCCATAACTAGGACAGCTGCACAGTTATTGGTCTTGTGCTTCTTCTCCATATACTCTTCAAAGGATTTCTTAAGTTCCTTCTTGGACTTCTTCCTGCTGATGCGATCTGCTTGAACTTTTTCTTTGTTCTTCTTGTGGTGCTTCTCGCCCCACGTTCCGCCGCGATCGTTATGCTTGGATTCTGCAGCGTCTTTACCTGGATCGGTGTATTTAGCAGCGACAGACTTGGGAGGACGTCCGCGAGGACCGTCCTTCACGTTGCCGTGCACGATAGCCATCATCATTCTATATTGTCTGCGTGAGACGGCTTGAGGCATAAGTTAAGAAAACTCCAATTCGTTACTATGCTCATTATAACTTAAGTTAAGAGTTAACATCATGCTTTAACTATGGTTTCAGAAGCTGTAGGCAAGAAATCTCTTTTCACAAGAACCTGCTGCGGGAGCTTCCTAGCTACCTTCTGCCCCTTAGCGTTCATTTCCTGGGTAACTCTCAGCTCGCGGAGTACTTGAACTACCAAGTAGACTGGAGCAGCGTAGAATGCCCATGTGAGCACATCACCGTGCTGCGTGTGTGGGTTATAGTATGGCTGTCTACCATCTATCCACACTATCTCGCCGTCAGCATTGATAGTGAAATCTACGTTCACCATGTAGCGTGTCTCGGTCTTACCGTCCTTGGAAATGGAGGACACGTAGTCTACACTTCTTACAGGATACCTAAGTTCTTGGATGTTACCAGGTCTAGGTTCGTATTCTTTAAGTTCCCAGAGTCTCACTGTGAAGTCAGGTATCACAAGTCTATCAAAGCTATTGAAGTCAGCCTCTCTACCGTCAGGATAATGGGTTGGCAATGTAACCACTGCGGTACCAACTTCCCACACACCGTGAGCTTCGAACGTCTTCTGTATAGAGTTGCCGCTGAACACCCCGAAGATCTCTTCCTTACCATAGAAGAGAAAACCGTTGTTGTCGCAGAAGGGACAGTTTGGCTCGTGAGCATTACTGTCAAGCGTCAATATGTTCGGGCATGGTGTTGCCTTCTCATGGATCATCCTGATACCGCGCTGCGATACTAGTTGATCGAAGTTGTTTCCGTTTATGCTGAAGTCGGGTTGATAAACAGGCATCTCGCTGGGAGTCGAGGTAATCGACTTGGCAGGAGGAGGATATGACGGGATGGCAGGTGGGTTGACCGCGCTTATTGCTGACTGTTGAGGGTTTCTTCCACTTACAACGTCCGTGTTTACGAACGGTGGTCCTCCTTGTCCAGACTTAGATGACTTCATACTCACATTATACCGTGTTTAAACATCTAACTGAAGCGTCTGTACAATAGAAGGTAGGAAGATCCGATTCTATGGATGGTGTGAAAATTCTTGAGCGTATTATCGCCGAGGAGGGTAGTTGCTGCTGGGCAACCCCCGCTGTATGTATAAGCTGTCCCCTAGGTAACCTCATAAGGTCAGATGACGGTAAATACATGAGCTGTGTAGAAGCGTTAAACATAGAAAACCTAAGTGAAGAAGAGGCAGATATAAAGTATAAAGAAGCTGCTACTAGTAAACTGGGCGATATAGCCGTCGATAAGATATTCGAGGCTGACTGATGGCACTCTCCACCTCCGACAAGAATATCCTAGAGGAGATAGCGTCCACAGATGGGCACTGCATGAGCTCCAAGCGCTGCGAGAGATGTCCATTCCGCGCTATATGCTTGCCTGAGTTCCTAAACCCGATACCTCCAAGTCGGGAACAGAGATTGAAGATGGCGCAAGATGTTCTGGCGCATCATTACCTCATCGATAACGAGGTTGAGGTAGAGGATATTAAGAAAGATTTCAAATGGGACAAAAAATAAGTACCCAAATACATGAAGAGTGGGTTAAAGAATTAGATAGAGCATTCCTAGTAGTCTTCGTTCAAAAACTTCTCCATCCTGAACGCTTCAGAGACAGAATCCCCCAAGCGTTAACTCAATAAAATGTTAAGATAGATATACGGTCACGCTCAGTGATCTGGCCGAGGAGGATGTATGTTAAACTTAGTTCTAACCATAGTCGCCTCTGCTATTTTCCACACCCTCAGCAAAGGAAGTCATATGGAAAGCCGTATAGACAAGGTCGACGTCAAGAAGGAACATAAGGAGCTTGTTGCCCTTTTCTACCGTATCGAGCTGAGGAATTTTATACGCACTCTACTATACAACCATCCAAGGGTCTATAGTATAAAGCAGAAGTGACATTCTATTCGAAACTCACCGCAGATCAGGTTTCCTCCACCTACCAGCTATTCAAGATGTTGCAAAGGCTGAGAGTGATTGGTCATCTAAGCGCCCACACCGAGAAGGCCGTGGAAGATGGCGGGGACGTATTTGGCGATTACACCATACACGACTTCACTGGGGCTGACTACTCTGTAGTGAAGGATGGATACAGCAGCGACAAAACCAAGATTTGCCAAGAAGAACTGTTAGAAAAGGTGTTCGGAAGAATTTCCAGAAGACATCATCTACGCGGTACGGACTGAGCTACTTAAGGTTCTTCATAGCAGCCAACGTCTGTGCATCCATCATGAAACAATCTGGCTTCCCGTAATCACTTTGTATCCTGTTGAATGCAGCCTGCAGTTCAGCTTCAGATAGAGCCCCACCAAAGTATGACGACCTTGCTGAGCGGATACCAAGTCTACGTAGTAGGGTATTAAGGTCGTCGCGGGCCTTTTCTTTTTTGCCTATCTCACCGTACGATGGAAACATGCTCACACTGACTCCCAGGATCCGTGACTTATAATGAACTCTTGAACTTCTTCGCCATGTACGTACAAAGCACTCCTTATGCCAAGGTCCGTCAGTAGTTCAAGCAGGGCGTAAGCGCTCAAAGGAGTAGTATTCATCTATATAGCTCCAGAGGTGAGCAAGATATTGTTGCGGTTATCGATAGCATTCCCTACGTTGAGCGTACGAAGAAGATGCAACAGGTTGAACGCGGCTATAAAACCGTGCGCGCGAACGCTTGGTATGATATGGTTCATGCTGGTATGATATTGACAGTAGGCACAGCTGTGGTACAGGCCATGCTTAGTAGATGGTAGATCAATCATGGTGGGTTATACCAGTCCTCTCCCTTGTACTTAGCCTTGGGAACGAATTGCATAAATTCCTTAGATAGGTTCACCAAGGCACAAGGTATGCTGCATGGCGGGTCAGGTTGTGGATTTATCATCTGCGACAGGTGGCTGTAGCTCACCTTCCTTATGCCCAGGACGTCGAGCCTAACGAGAAGCATAAGCAGACCTAGTCGTCTATCTCCTATGTCCACTACTCCATCGTCCTTCCGTTCATAAGTAAGATCCTATTCATGTCGGTGCAGCCGTCCACCACTTCCATCTTTATCAGTAAGATCATAAGACGAGACAATGGATAGTTACTGCCGAGAAGGAAAAAGCGCCCTCCCCAGTTGAGAAGGTACTCTTCCTCTATAGTTGGCTTAGGTGGCCACTTAGAAGTGGCTGGAAATTGCTGATGTGGTGCTAGCATCTATATATTCTACCAGCGCACCATTCGGAAGAGTTTACCGTTGTAGAAGTAGCCGCACTTGCCGGCGGTCGATCGACCCACCCTTATGAGAGGTTTCTCGGTACTCTTGATGCCCAGCACGTATATTAAGTGGAGCAACTCCTCAGCACATAGGTGACGATACTTATGCTTACATCTCACTGTATCTAGCCTTGATATCTAGCTTGCTCAAGAACATTAGCAGCTGGAAATGCCACGGCTTAGTTGGTCCGTATACGCCTGGCTTATAAATTGTAGCTCTGTTAAATGTTACGCGTATTGCCACACTATCTCCAGCAGTCGAACGTAGGCATACCGTTGCTTAGCGGCTCTTTTGGAACCAGCATGTGGCATGATTCTGCGGGGACGTCGAGTATCTGCAAGTGATCACCTGGGAGTAGAATCTTATGAGATATCACGCACTTTAAATTGTTAGCAATCCTGGGCTGGACGCGGTAGAGGTGCTGGGTGATATCGTAAGGCTGGGGCGCGGAAACACAAGATGCAAGCATGACGGCAATAAGCGAGATGAATAGCATTTTCATGGAGGTATTCTACCTTGGGCTTAAAAATAGCGCCCCCTGCGGTTGATACGAGGCCAAGTGCTTAGCGCTTTGGTGCTTCATCGCGCGGTAAGCCCACACATGCTTGCGAGTACTCTTGAGTCCAAGGTACAGAAGTAGCGAGAACAAACGCTGGGCAGCTTGAGGTCCACGGTTCACATGTACCTCTGACGATGGGACCTCAAGCCCAGCTTCTGAAGAAGTATGCATAGGTACAGTCTAGCGTTATACTGCCGGGCTTGTCGATTGTTTGGATACCCGTAGAAGGCATGCTCGGTGTAGTCAATCATCAGTAGGCCACCGTAATGCCAAGCTTGTACAAAATGGTCATGAGGTCAAACCATTGCTGCGTTCGCTGCCAGTGATACAACTTGCTGTTGATCAAGTTTGTATGTGAGTCGTACGCGTAAGCATTCACGTGGGCGTGGCGTGGCTGCGGGGAGTTGCACCAGCACCTCATGGTAGCGGTTTCCTTAGCATAAACTTGGCGCTTATGAGGTTGAGCTTATTAAGCATGATGAGCAAGGGCAGGTATGCCTCGATCGCCCGCATCGCGTAGTACGCCTTTATCCTCGTGAGAAGCTGCGCGTCGGTTTCGCCTGGCGTGCGCACGAGGTGCACGGCGCCAGCGGCGTTATCTAGTATGTTCATAGATGTTCTTATGAAGTAGCTTATGGAGAAGGTTGACGAGGCCAGCTTGGGAGTTGGACCTCACGTCATTCTCATGCCACGAGTTGCGTGGGCAAGAGCACTTGGTGTGGAGTTCCCACGTTACGTCGGCTGCCCATAGGATGGGCCTGCCGACGACCGTTATTGACACTTTAGATCCTGTGAGTATCACGGCCATTTGTCACCTACGAGTATCCCTGTCGTGGGCCAATCGGCGTGGTGAGGCACCCAGACATCGAGGGAGACCAGGAGTGATATCAAGCGGACGCGATGGTTGAACGACACGTGCTCAGGCTTTGTTGTATCTACTTTGGTGACCATGCGATGCTTCATCGGTAGGTCCGATACTTGAGACCGCCCATGAGATTTTCGTAGTCTTCGAGATGGTAGGCGTTGCTGACGACGGGGATGTGGACATACCTGGTGGCGCCGAGCTTGAAGAGGAGAGTGATGAGGTGGCCGAAGGCCTTGCGTTTTTCCATTTTTTATATTATACGAAAATGGGTACTGGTACCTGGTTGAACCTAATAGGAGTATGTGTTATAGCCGTTGTTGTATGCAGCGTGGGCTATGGCGTGGTGGACTACGTTGAGCTTGACGAGGAGTACGAGTAGGTTGTAGTAGGGATCGTCAAACATGTTTATATTATACCGGTGTGGGTTGGGTACAGGGTACCTGTGAACCTATAGGAAAAGTGTATATACAGAAAGTCTTCGCCGTGGGTACCGGTCCCGACTCAAGGGATCCCTTGTAAGACGAGGCCAGCGGGCCCTGTTTTGACACAGGTCAGCGATGACACGGCCATTCCTGAAACGATAGAGTATTGGGCGCAACTAGAACCACTCAGACTGGGTCTGACCGTGCCCGAACCTAAGGATAGATATAAGGAGAGAACGTATGCGAACTAAAGAGAGTTTGAAGCTGGAGATACGCGAGCTGACGATGGCTTATGCCAAAGCGGGTGTTGAGCTGAGCAGAGAGCATCGTGCTGGGAGAACCATACACCTGGAGAGATTGCTCTGCGCCCGCAACCAGATCCTGCTCAGCATCGCTCACAGGCAGGGAATGCTGGTGAAGGTATTGGAGACAGAGATCGAATACTCAACTGAAAGGAAGGCCGCATGAGTAAAGATGATGTAGCATTGATGGCGAGGTTTGAGGCATTCTTGAAGGCGGAGGACGAGAAGGAGCAGGCGAGGAACGAGTCGCTGTATGAGGCAGACTTCGAGTGCGACTGCGAGCAGTGCACGAGCGGTTGGAGCAGGACAGGATAGTAATAGAACAGTTGGCTGGGTAGGACCGTAGTCCTACCTGGCTGACACTGCTACGCACAGGGGCATAGCAGCTATCCTGACTCTACATGTAGAATCCCCATCCAATCCGGATTGCATGATTACCCGACTCTATATTAAGTTGTAAGCAAGATGATGGTTCAAAGATATAAGATCCTGAATCTAATCAAGTACATAACGATAACAATGTTCGGAGGAACAGAGTATGACCAAGATGAAACAGAAAGATGCAGTTCGCCAAGCTTTGATCAACGTCTGCGGTGAAACCGACGGTGCATTCAAGCCGACCAAGGAAGAACGCGCTCAGGTGAATCAGATCTTGTTCGAAGGTTTCAAGTCTAAGCAGATCGAACTCTCACGCGAGTATACCGACTCTGAGTTGAAAGCATACGTGAGCGGGTTGCAGAGCAACTGGCTTCGCAAGGACAAAGAACTGAACGGTGGTGTTCAGTATGTCGCCAAGAACCCAGGCAGTCGCGCTGGATCTACCGATGCATCCGTCCGAGCAATGAGAGAGTTGCTCAAGACCAAGAACGATCCGTCTGAGCGCGAAGAGATCCAATCCTTCATCGACAAGCGCCTCAGCGAGATCCGCCCTGCGAAAACCGTGACGATCAATGTCTCTGATCTTCCGGCTGAGTTGCAAGCTAAGTACGGCAGCTGAGATTGAGTTGAGTGGGGATCGGGCATAGCGCCTGGTCCCCACCACTGACACTGCTACGCCTATATCCCGACTCTATATACAACCATCAGGGCAACGCACTAAGGTGCAATGCTGTGCTTATGCCACACGCAAGATCCGACCTCGTTGTCCTGATCTTATATAACAACATCGGAGGAACTTATGCCTAAGTACAGAGTGACGATCGAGTTTGAGACGGACAAGCCGCTCAAGTTCCCGCATGACGCCCAGCTGCTGGACGCAATGCAGGTCCAAACTGAGTCGCTAACGGACGGAGACATCTCCGAGGACTATTACAACATCGTCAAGATGTCGCCTGGAATAGTGGAGGAACTGTGAAGATAATCATAGCCATATACGCGTTCATGTTCGTGTTTGCTTTGGGCGTCGTCACTCTCGCAGACCATCTAGATGCGCAGGACAGACAAGCGTGCAGACCCAAGTGCCTACCTAACGAGGGCAAGATGGATCGCAACACAAGCTCCTGCATCTGCGACCTTACCAAGCTCGTCAAGTAGTCCCGCAACCCAGCCAAGGATAGGCTGATACCCCACCGATCCCCTGCTGACACTGCTACGCCAGGCTCGGCTACCCCTCAGCCCACCATCAGGTCTACATCAGCCACTATCCAGCATATATCCTGATCCTAATTCCTCCAATGAGAACGAGGCTAGAGGTAGATATCATGCTGTCTCAACTCCACTACGGGAAGTACATCAACACGATGGGCAGAGATGATCACGACGCGAGGGTGATGGAGCTCACGTATTTCTTGTCAAAGCTCCTAGGGGAAGGGGAAGTATCGCTCACCTTCGCGTACCCGCCAATCGGTGATACCCTGTGATTTCAAGGCGTAGGGCAAGGTTGGTTGCTCGGCGGGCGTCGGCCCATGCTAGGGGTTTGTCAAGGGTGCTCCAATGAAATCAGCAGGTTACGCGTCGAAGACCCACTACCACAATGCATCTTGCAGGATATCCTGCGGTATGAAACATGGGTTGTTTGTGCTCCTCATGAAGCTAGATGTATGGGAGGATGAGCGTACAGCCCAGGTAGAGGCTATAAGGGCAGCATTTAGAGCGGTCCAAGATGGCACTCGGTATATATCGCAGGTGCGCAGGTGAAAGTAGTAAAGGCACATGTGAAATTTAGTCAAACACAGAATGCGTCGTTCTTGATGGTCCTGTTGCAGAAATTAGGTATCGCTAGGTGGACGTGGGATTGGTATCAATGTAAGGAATATACAGAGCGATATAGGAAGCGGTTGCGTAGGTGAAGAACGATGCAGATGCACCTATGAGAAGCGTTTGGCTGTTGATGTTCATATTGCGCTGCTTGAATGTAGGGAAGCTGTACGTCACCATGACAGAGGCTATACGTTACACCAGCAGACACAGGGGAGGATAGATGGTGAAGAGTGAGTGTGGGAAATGCCTAGGTGGTAGTCTTTCCTACTACGCCTTCGTTCACAAGGAAGCCACTAAGTGGGTGAGGATTTGGATATGGAATTGGATATGGAATAGGGTTGAGACATCTTTCTACTTCAGTAGGCGGCATAGGGAATGCAGGGGATGCAGACGCCTTAACCTGAGGAGATGTGCAATGCTGGGTCAACTATTGAGTCAACTTGGGATTAAACCTCATATCTCGATGCATCAGAGCAATTATGAGTGATCCTAGCTATGACGTCCTTGCCCACAAGAAGACGATTGCCATACGTAGGCTGATTTCACTGATTTCGAAGCTAAAGGTGACAGCTATGCCTTCGAGTTATTTCACGTGGGAAAGGTATATGAAGAACTTATGGCGGTAGGGCTACATACTAACGGTAGGGTGAATAAGTCATGGCTCATTGCAGGTAAACTCTTCTACATACTGCAAAGACTCGGCATTAGGAGTGGAACACGAGTCGACCCGTACGAGTTCATAGAGTACGTGCAAAGAAGGCCGGTATACCGTGGCTAGGAAAAGGTCGCCATTAGAGCCTTTGTTGGCAGTTGACGCTGATCAGAGTGTATTCATGCTGTTATATGTCCTCAATCAGCTCGATGTATGTAAAGCTCGCGCTCTAAGTCAAGCAAGAAGAGGTGAATCATGTCACGCAAAATCACATTCACCGTGATCGTTGACAGCGATCTAACTGATGAGCAACAAGAAGAGATTGAGTCTGCGCTCATTGCCCAAGTTGAAGACTATAGCATCGTAACGGCAGAGTTCAGCTGCGAACTCAACGGCATATGCGAATCATGCAGCGATGTCACGTGTGCTGGTTGCGATAACCAGGAAGAACACGCATGAAAGCGATACGCACAGGCAAATGGTTTATCAACGAGTACAAGTGTCCTAAATGCAATCACGAGTGGATTGATGGTTGGGACTCTATGGTTGACGACGAGTGTGAGGAGTGCGACGAGCGTGCCATCTCTCCCCACCGTTCTGAAGAATACCACGAGTGCTGTGCTCAATGCGGGTGGGAAACTAATGACCCCGATGCATCCCACACTTGCCCTAATAATGGCGATCCTGAGGAGAACTTGTGAAGAGTAGAGAAGATTGGCTGTGCGATCAGTTAGATAAGGATGATATCTCCCAGGAGATGAAAGCCAAGTACGAGCAAGAGCTTGATGCTATTGCTAGGTCCCATACAAAGCGACAAGAGGCAGAGAAGAAAGCCATCGCTGAACGCACCGAGAGATTTGCTCACATCAAAGCTCAACTCATTGCTGGGGATATAAACGTCATCGATGCCTTTGGCATTCCGGAGTTTGGCGATGACTATGAAACAGTCATCGAGGGTAATAACTATGTAGTCTATTCTAAGGTTGCAAGCGATAACCAGAACAATAGACATGTCATGAATACGGCTGATGAGGCGAATAGTAAGTTTCGCAAGCTGGTATGGGATCGACTGTATCATAAGTACGTAAGAACTGGCGAAGTTGATAACCTCTCTGAACTCGCATCTTGAAAGGGAACTATGCATAGTGCACTATCGATTATGGATTTCTGCTGTGCCGGACTTAACTTCTATTGGTTTGTGAGAGCGGCAAGAAATCCGTCTGTGTTTCCTGGTTGGTACTGCATGCTATGTGGTATCATGACTGTGTACTGCCTTATCGTCGCCATGATTCACTGAGTCATTTCCCCCGATAGGAGCATGGAAGCTCCGCCATTTCATTGGTATAACCCGTGGATGAGTCGCATCTCCATAAACACGTATCAATCCAAAGCCGTTCGCAATCTAGTAAGAATGCTGTGGAAACTAAGCATAATCTCCGAAGAGCAAGGTATTAACATAGGTCGTATCGTCCGCTTGCGATACGCAAACAACCCGCTACGCTGACACTGCTACGCCGGCCGTGCTACTATCATCCTGATACGAATCATCTACATGAGACCAACGCCGATGGATGTGGATATGATGCTGGAGCGCTGGCACTTCTGCGAGAAGGTCGTACCAGGTACAGACGCTTATAAGTGGTCACGTCTTGAACTCCTCCTATCTAAACTGATAGGTGCGGGCTTATTCAACAAGAGTAGAAGATGAGACCAACCCCAGAACAGATAGACATGCATATGCGGGAATGGCACTCGTCAAGCCACGTTGCGGCTGGAGCGGATGCCAACAAATGGTGGCAACTGTGCAAGCTGTTAAGCAAACTGATTGGCTCGTACGCCTATTTCAGACCCGAGGATGAAATAGGATGAGTGGTAACCAGAAGCGTAAGCACAGAAAGATGTGGCGAGAGTGGCGAATGGACTCGATTCTTAAGCTAACTACACTACTGTTCGCCCTCAATATGAATAGACGAAAACTATCGTTTATGAGTAGACGGAGTGCTTACAGACTTGCCATGACATGGGATAAGAGATGAACTCGGGTCCGTGGCCGAAGAATTACGCAATGTATATGGCCTGTTACCACTTGTCAAACCTATTAAGTAAACTTGACGTACCAACTGGTATGACCAAGCTAAAGATATCGGAGTTCTGCAAAAGGAGTGGTTGGCATGAAGGGTGATGTGGAGTGGTTGAGCATACATGAAGTCAGAATAAACGGGTGGGTATTTAACTTCTTCCAGATGCGAGCAGTGCGCAATAAATGGCATTTCGAACTCGGGCGAGATGTTGTTGCAAACCAAATGCTCGAGCTAGGAATCAGCGACGGACAAGTTTGCAGCGTTAAACCATGGGATGCTGGTAATGTTCACGGGCGCGAATTTGGTAGCTCCATGCATCATGGTGGCACTAATTGGAAATGGTTTAGCTTCTTCGTAGAACCAGAGGACAGATACAACGCTATGATAGATGAGGCGTACGCAACCTATTGCCTGGAGCGGGCAATCCAAGATTCTGATCCTAATATCGACACATGAGAAGAAGATTCGTCTGTTCCGCCGGCGATCTGGATAAGTTTCGTAAACTATTCTACGATACGCTATCTAAGCTCAACCCAAACGACAAATGTCGCTACATAGCATTTTATCTGTCTCAGAGAGAAAAGGAAATGAGTAAGCTTGGCCTGAAGCATGATGAGCTCACTCAGGAATTCGTTAGCAAGGCATTAGAGACATTCGACATCACCGACTTCCATTATGCTATCCATCACCAGGTGTACCAGATGTGGGATGCGGCTCGTAACGGCAGTATAAGGGTTTCCAGGAAAAAGATGAAGTGGCTAGCAAAGGTAACTAAAGATTGTCTAGAGTGACGGAAAAAGACCTACTTATTCGCCATAGTATAGCATGTAGGAACTATGACGTTCCCCCGTTGGCTAGCTTAATATTTCTACTTCATCTACTAGATATAATCTATTGGGAAGACATCAATAATCATTGGAGCTACGACGCATACGCGCTCAGGATCAAATCTCTTACTGGACTGGGATTAACACATGAAGACTAACAATCTTACCCGCAGTAGGTTGCCTCACTACGTTAACCACAATCAGCTCACGCGTCTGTTGTTTCTGTTGCACCTATTCGATATAATAGATTTTGAACGATTCGATAACCAATGGAGCTTCATAGGGTATGAGCAAAGAGTTAAATCCCAAGTCCAGGATCTGCGTTCGCAGCAGCAGAGGGAAGTTTAGTAGCGGGTTTGCCCCAATGCTTTCTAGGCAATCCTTGCTTAGGAGCTCTCTTATTACCTGGTTGCCCGTGAACTGAACCCTTCTGTCCGTGGTCTTCGTGCAGTTGACCAGTAACACTAGAGTAGGCTTTAAAATCATTGCCAGGTTCGCTGTAATCCCTTGGAGTAGATACGCCTCCCTCGGGAGAGGAATAAGGAGGCTTAACGGACTTGTTAAGAGTCCACTGAGATCCTGAGTTGAACGTTAAGTACTCCATTTTCCTATTATATCAGGGTCCTGATCCAATCAGTATAATAGGGAAATGCCGTCCAAGAAGAAAAAGCCGATAAAAAAGAAACCTAAGAAGAGTAAGATTCCCTTCAAGATAGGTGCTATGGTGACGGGAACGGATAGGTCTTACAAGAGGTCTATCTATAAGTTCATGGCCGCTACTGAGGACTCAGAGTATGGAGTGTTCGAGTTCCAATCGCTGGGTTGGGACGTCATTCAGAGATGGCTCGACGTTGGTGCAAACGTGACGCAGTATCAGATGTTAAGACGGTATGACGAGTTCAGACTGGCTAAGAGGAATGAAATCAAGGAATCTAAGGACGCCAAGGCGAAATATTCACTTCGTAGGGTACTCGATAAACTCAACATCTATGCGAATCATTACTGAATCTATTCCTGTCTAGGAAATAGGAGAACGCGTATGAAATGCACAGTGAGCATGCGAATGAAGAATCCAGGTCCGGCTAAATACCTCATTGAAGCAGTTGATGAGTCCAGCTTTGAACAAGCTCTGAGGACCGCAAGCGACATGTGTCAGCGCACTCCGAAAGGGCACTCCGAAAGGGCATTTCGTAGAGATCACAAACGAAGTTGGCGAAGTTCTTGCCAAATTTAAAGAGGGAAACTAATATGTTCAAATGCGCCAAGACCGGAAAAATGACCAAGCCCAACGAACCCGCCCATCGTCTCGTTACCCATATCCGCAACACGACCTATACTCGTCCCAACTACAAGACGGGTCAGGATGAGGTTATCGGCCACGGCAGTGAGATCGCCAGAGAAGTTTTGGTTTGCAAGGAATACTACGCCGAGTGCCTGGCGAATGGTTTCCAGCCTCAAGTCGTAGTAGAGAAGGAGTGAACATGGTATTCAACACGGCGTTACAGTTTATCTGTCTACTCCTGAACCTATTCAGCGTGAGCATGCACAGAGCCAACCCGTCAATTTACCCAACCTGGCTGAAGTTATTAGCCTTATTTGGCGTTGCTTGGTGCGGCGGTTGGTTCATATACTATGGCATTAAACTGATCGGATGACTATTCCCATCTTCTACCTCATCATCGTCATCGTGTTCCTCATGTGTGCGTTCGCATGAGTGTCGTCAATGAGTTTAAGGCAAGAAGGGTGGCATTCTCTGAGGAAAGTAGGACAATATACATCGTTGACTCCGTGAATGCCCAAATGGCGTTGAGGTTTACTTTTCATTGCAAGGCAGATCACAATATTATCCCTGTTCAACTTTTCTTCGACTTGAAAACATACAAATGTTTAATGGTCACTAGAAGTAAGTGGTCCGATTCTGACATCTCTGAGTGGAGATGTTGGCAACTGGGATTTTCTATCGTGGACAATTTACCACTTCTTTCCGCCAAGATATTTATGGACCAACATTTGATCATAAACATGATTGCCGAAGATTTCCAGGACAAGCTTGCGTCGTACATCATCGATCAAGCAATCCAATCGTAATTTGTATAATAGGCTAGATGAATCTATCGCTGAATTTTTTGCGTGGTTCCATGTTAGCGTCCGACGGGACGGTTCAGATACATTGGAGGATCTTCAGTAGTGAGTTTGATGATTCATGGGCTAATAACTGGGCAATCAAATGTACCTTGTTGAGCGGTAGATGGAGCAAGAACAAGAACGACAGAGAGAATGGATACGGTCGTACATACGATCTGTGCGAACTTCTGTGGAAGCTGAAGGTGTGGAAGCCATGAAAAATCACCTAGCTATGGAAGATGCATGCTCTCACTTCATGAGATTGCTTACCCTACTAGACATTAAAAGTGTCGCAGTCAATTACGTGTACAACACGTCATGGTACAGGATGCTGCTTAATCGCTTGTACGTGCTATATGCGGAGAAGCACCATGACTGAAGATGAATTTACCGCGCTATCCACTTTTGACAAGTGGAGTCACATAAAGAAAACTATGGATTACATAGTTCAGATGGACCATCATTATGGCTTGAGAACTCGTCTCAACCCTCATCATGCTAAGGAGCAGCAGAAGCAAGAACAGCGTAACTTGCGTACTGACCAGTACCAGAGATGGGGACATATCAAGAATCTGTACGGAGCCAACCGAGACGAACTAGTTAATACACTCGAGCTGCCTGACTTCGAAAACTGTAAAAATATCTTAGAACGCATATTTACCATGGAGGTAGATGACGCACTAAGAGATATCATGGACGAATAATTCCTGAAACTATTTGCCCATGTCAACAAACACTCATAAACCCTATAAGGAGGGCATTTTTAGATGAGTACTCAACAATCACAGAAAGAAGCAGTATTTTCCGCTGTTTCTTCTGTTCTATCCGAAGCTGGAATCTCCGTCATCGAAGGTGAAGGATATTCTTCCCAGTTAAACCGTGAGCTCCGTGCTCAAGTGACCAACATCCTCGTTGAAGGCTTCAACAGTGGGTCAATCACTCTCGACAAGTCGTTCACGACCGAAGCAGAACTCCGCACGTACTGCTCTGGCCTCACGAGCAACTGGCTCCGTAAAGACGAACGTCTTAACGGTGGAGTGAAGTACGAAGCCAAGAATCCTGGAAGCCGCGTCGGTTCCAGCGATGCTTCACTCAAGGCGATGCGTGCTCTTCTCGGCACCAAGACCGATCCATCGGAGAAGGCTGAGATCCAGACCTTTATCGATGCTCGCGTCATCGAGATCAAAGCATCCCGCAAACCTGCTAAGCCTATCGATGTCGCAGCTCTGCCAGCAGAGCTTCGCTCGATGGTGAACAGCTAAGATCAATGTGGAACCAGGTGTTCTGCATCTGGTTCCACATATTACACTTATGCACATTATAGTAGCATATCTAACATACATATTCATAGTCGGAGTATCCGGTGGCGAGATCGTGCGCCGCCTGTTGATACCATCCGTGCAATCATCAACCAATGATAGACTTAAAACGTTTACTTAAATTTCTGAGCAAGTTGCACGATGGTCATTCGAGATCGCAATGGCCATCTCCGATCGTCGAGGATGAGTTTATAAACACAGCGTCTTTCTGGAGTAAATTCAAGGATAAATACGACGGCGTATGCTAGACTTAAAGCGTTTACTTAGTTTACTATCCTACTTGCACGATGGTAGTGCTAAGGTGTCGTGGGCATCTCCCATTGCGAAAGATGGCGAGGTGCACACTAATAGATTTTGGTCTAAGTTTAAGGACAAATATAAGCTGTGTTAGACTTGAAGCGCTTACTTAACCTCTTAAGTCAACTACACAATGGCAGAGCAAAGGCGCTTTGGCCATCTCCTCTCGTGGAGGATAGCTCTATCCGTACCGTGAGTTTCTGGAACAAATTTAAGGACAAATACAAGGGCGTATGCTAGACTTAAGACTCTTGCTTCTTCTCTTAGCTAATGCATGGGACGGCCAAGCAAAGGGTTCATGTCGTAACCCTATTAGGCCAACGGAGCATCTCGACACGTATCGTTTTTATGACGGGTTCAGGCAAAAATACAATCTACCCGGATAACTAGTCTTCCGAATCTAATATTCCTCACGTAATACAACATCGGAGGAAATATGAAAAAGATTGGTTTATTCACAGTAGTGTTCGCCTTGGTCTATCTATCTGGATGTGGGCAAGGAACACAGGGACTGCAAGGTCCTGCTGGTCCTTCTGCTCAGTCACCGTCATCTAATCCCACACAGGCAGCGATCGCGGCTGAGGTTGCTCAATACAACCAGCAGCTTGTGTTCAATGGTACGGACCCAATCACGCAGGGACTGGATTGCCAACTCTGGGGTATCAATGCAGCTGGACAGAATACGGTTGTCTCCATCGCTGCCTTCAACAACAGTGCTATCAACGTGAGTGGCGATACCACATCCATCGGGTCTTTCACCTACAATGGAGACTTTGACGTGGCCAACTCATCTACTAATTCAGGATTAAGTATCTTACCTGATAGTACTAACGACGATTTACGGGACCAGTTCCAGAACTTCTTCATCCTGAAGTGTCACGGGTATTTCGTCAGTCCGTCACCGGGATTCTATCCAATGATCCTCACATCCGATGATGGTGCCATCTTAACGCTCAATGGCGCTCAGCTAAACAACGACGGCCAACATGGGGCAACCACTGTATCCAAGGTGTATCAGCTTAACCAGGGTGTATATGGGTTCGAGCTCGACTTCTACCAGTACAACGGTAACCAAGCTCTGCAACTGTACATGAACGGTGCAGCGGTACCGTCTGAATACTTCTATCACTAATCTCCTCCGAGCGATATAATCGCAGACCCCGTCAACTTAAGTGTTGGCGGGGTTTTTCTTTTGTAGAATACTATAATGAGTTCACCAACCGAGCGCAATTCCACTAAATATAACTCTCTCTACACCCTCATATACTTGCTCTCTGATTTTAATATTTCAAGCTCCGAGACCCTACTATCTAAAATGTTTATGACAGATGCAGCCAGCAAGTACTGCCGCCGCTACTGACACTGCTACGCCAGCACCCTGGCCTATATCCCGACACAATAATGATACGGAGGAATCTATGTGCACATGTGCCGTATGCCAAGCATGTATCAGTTTACCGACTCTGTGTACGATATATCAGGTTAACCTAGCATTGAAGCAAGCAGGTTTACCGTACTCTAAATCAGCACTGGGGGAAAAATAGTATGTCGTGCTTAGCGTGTATATTCTCGTGGAGTTCGGCACCATGCCCCCAATTGCAATCGCCAAGCGTTCCTTGAAAGAGCATCTGCCGTCGATGACGATCAACAGGGCGACCTAGATTTCTGGGAGCAGTATGCCATCGAAGAAGCAGCCCAAGATATGCCTGAGCATGTGGCAGAAGTGATTGATATCAACTCTAGGAGGAAATAGTATGTATCTCTATGAAGGTATCGTTATTCAGGTTGACGGGAATAAGTTTCATGCTGCTATCCTGAAGCTCATGCATGATGAGCCTGGGTGCGATACAGTGATGGAACGCGAGTGTGACTCCGTCGAAGAGGCAAACATCTGGGTGGACGACGAGATGTCGCGCCTTGTGGAAGGAAAGGGAGTCTGGGATGTTTGAAAACCTACTCAAGAAACTTCCATGGTCTCAAGGACGTCAAGGAACAGGCTATAACAAGATATGTCTACTGCAATCCAAGCTGCTAAGATGCGACGCCTATCTGCTCTATTATCCTCAAGGTAGTAGAGTAGGAGCTCATACGGATCAGGTCGAATCTGGACGTCATTACAGGCTCAATGTCATGCTCAAGAGAGCTAAGAAGGGCGGCGACTTCATCTGTCCAGATGCCACGTTCAAATTCTGGCGCATAGCATTATTCAGACCAGACATCCAGGAACACTTTGTAACCACGATACAAGATGGATACAGAGTGATGCTATCTATCGGTTGGGTGAGAAAATGAGAAAGTGGGCACTTGCTGATAGCACTAGAGAACTCATGGTCGCTGAGATCTTTGAGGCAGGATACGGCAGCACTGAAGAGCTCAAGCATATGATAAGGTGGACCAGACAAGAAATGCTGGAGCTGTGCGACGATATGGGACTACTTAGTTTATTCAAGCGATACGTGACCTGGCATACGAACGGGAAAGATAAGGAAGTCTTCATAAGGGAAGTAGAAGCCGAGATTGCACTCGATGATTTACTTACATCCTGATCCTAAATGATAGCAGAGGAAAACAATATGCAAAAGCAAATCAAGACTGAGAGTGTTGCTGATTTTGTTGCTCGCGGCGGCGAGATCAAGAAGGTTAGTGCCAAGGGTCCAAAGAGAACATATATCAAGGTTATCAAAGATGCTGCCCTCGATGAAGAGATCGACTTCGATGCTCTCCCAGCTGCACTCAAGATCAAGTATGGCATCCGATAAGCAAGAACGAAAAAAACGCGAGCGTGAGCGCCACGATAGGATTCGGGCTGAGGTGCGTAATAACATAGCAACGGCCAAGAATCATCTTAAATATGAAGAAATGCGCTTCGCGGCATATTGGCTTTGTAGCATGCTGACCCTATGGATAAAGATGCCTAAGGAAAAATCAAACATGGACGCAGTCGACGCGTTCGCCTGGAGGATGTGCAGTGGCAACAAAAAAGAACAAGAAAAAGACGCAATCGAGACGAGACAGCCTCCGCCTAGTTATTTGTGATGATTGTAAAATACGTCTAGTGGTTCAAAAAGAAAAATCACGCCAATGTGACTTATGTAAGTCGACAAACGTGTCTTCAGAACCGTGGAAGTAAAATGACCAAAGTTGAGCGCTCTATCTTGTGGCGAAAAAACAATAAGGCTAGATGGAAAGAAAATAAAGCTAAGTACGAATCGTCTGCTAAAGGCAAAGAAGCTCGCCACAATCAATACATTGATAATCGCATTGATGAACTAGCTAGAACCGCTGAATATAAACGTAAAAAATTAAGTGAAGACCTATGTTATAAGTTAAAACATAGAATTCGTAACCGTTTTAAAATGGCTCTTAAAAACAACTCCAAAAGTGGATCTGCTATTCAATTATTAGGATGCACAATAGATGAATTAAAGAGACATTTAGAGTCTAAGTTTTTAATGGGCATGAACTGGTCAAATTATGGAAATAATGGATGGCACATAGACCACATAATTCCACTATCAAAATTTAATTTAACAGACATTAGACAACTTAAAATAGTATGTCATTATAGCAACTTGCAACCATTATGGGAAAAAGACAACTTGGCAAGGGGAAAAAATTGTGGATAAGTTTCAAGAATTTTATCTACTTAGACTCGAAGACGAAACGGGAATCAGCGGAACTGGTTTGGTTGCTCGCGGTTGTGTTTTTCCTTCTGGTGCTGTGGTTTTGGAGTGGCAAACTTTTCATTCCTCAATATGTATCTATAAAAACATATCAGATGTAGAAAGTATTCATGGACATAACGGAAAAACTAAGTTGGTGATGGGAGTTCCTCAACTTCCAAAACCCAAGAAATCTAGAAAGAAAAAAGATGCGGTTAGTACTGATTAGCGATACTCATTGTCAGCACAAAGCATTAAAACTACCAGAAGGTGATATACTAGTCCACGCAGGGGATTGGACCCATCGCGGCGAAGAGAACCTAACGATAGAGTTCTTACAGTGGTTCGATAAGCAGAACTATAAGAATAAGGTTTTTATAGCTGGTAATCACGACTTCTACCCAGAGCGACATCCAGCAGAGTTTAGAAAGCTGGTTGCTCTTCATGCTCCTACGTGTACATATCTAGAGGATGAGACAGTAGTCATAAATGGCTTCAAGGTGCACGGATCACCTGTCAGTCCTTGGTTCTGTGACTGGGCGTTTAATAGAGGTCGAGGAGCAGAGATACAAGAACACTGGGACCTCATTCCAAGCGATGTGGACATCTTGATCACTCATGGTCCTATTTTAGGCTACGGCGATACCCTTTCCGACCGCGGCTCAGAACCCGGTGAAACTGTTGGATGCGAGAACCTTTTGGATACCATAAATAGCAGGTTGAAGGATCTCAAGCTCCATGTTAGCGGACATATACACGAAGGTGCTGGAACCTATTCCCACAATGGTATCGTAGTAGTTAATGCCTCAGTACTGGATGATCGATATAGAATGAGAAATAGCCCGGTTGTGGTTACACTTGCAGACAAAATCCCTGATCCTAAATAACAAACAGAACGATATGCGACAAGACTGCGAAATTTGTGGTGATTACGTGGAGTGCAACAAGAATGGTGTCTGCGCTCAGTGCATTTTAGAGGGACACGAAGATGAAACTGCCGAAGAGGTTGAGAAAGAAACCCAAGAAGTTTAAGCCTCGTATTCCTATCGCGCCACCCGGTAAAAGACACAAGACCAAGAGAGACTATAAGCGCATCAAGAGGATTGATGTTGATGGACACGACTGAGCAATACACATCCGTCTGTAAATTGTTTGACTTTCTTGACACGCTTAATGTGACAGTCTCCGGTAATACATGGAACATTCTTACACATGATTACGGCAATCTTGAACCGTGCACGTACTGTGAAAACTCCAAGGAAGAGTGCAGCTGTTCGCAGGACGATGAACCTGATTATCCCTGCCGCTGTAAAGACGACAAATGCTACTGCTAGCGTGGTATAAATGATTTTCGTATAATATCATCTAGTAGGAGATTTTATGAGCAAACAACGAGCGGAATTTGTCTCCGTAGATGAGCAGCTACAGAAGAAGATCAATGCAGACCAAACTTTTAATGCCCTTAAAAGGATGAGGGACCTGCAAACTAACCAGCAATCTAAGCTTGAGATCCAAGAGTTGATGAATAATAGGGTTGTGGAGCTGGCAAGCGAAAAATCCTGACCTTATATGAATGTGGAGGTTTCTATGGATACCAACTTGTTCAAGGTCTCAAAGGTTTGCTGGGCTGTGACTTCTTCTAAGGACCCGGAACCAGTAGCATTCCCCACCATTGAAGCTGCATCCGACTATCTTATGGGTATCGGAGTACCAGATGAAGAAATTGACATAGCATTGGTGGACATGATTGCAAGTGGACACAGTAGAGCAAACTTTGGCGCAACCAAGGGTCAATTCATATTCAGTGACAAGTTGAGGTTAAATGAGCTTGGAGTCGCATGAGGACGGAAGTCTTCATAAATATACGCTTAAGGTGACATCTGAGTTGCTGCTTCAAGCCTCTTTGGCCGGTATAGACCTGGACGAGTTTGTAGGCTTCTTCGCTACGCAAGTCCAGAATATGTTCTGCCACCCTCCAAACTTCAGGATGTTTAAGACAACTGCAAGGGTCTGGATCATGCGCGGCTTCTACCCTGAATCTAGCTTATTCTTTAAGATAGTGTTGATAGGCGAATCAAATCCTGCTTATGCCAAGGTTACCGCCTTGAGGATGAACAATTACCGCAAGCGAGCGCAGAGCGAAAGCGCTGTGATATTTAATAGCGAGGAGTTAAACGAGAACGCCACCGAGAAGATGGAGAATATCCTCCTAGATACCAAATACCAGATTAGGCCGCTACTTCCTAACGGCGTCAAGATGCCGAAGTGTATGTCACCTAGAGGAATGCCTCTTTTCAAGTACAAAAAGCCAAAGAAATCAAAAAAGAAGCCCACGTAAGATGGGCTCGGATAAATTGTTTGCAGCTTATAGCATCCTCAACTTTCTCGTCCGCCTGCACATAATCAGAGCGCCCTCTGACCGGTATGACAATATTCCGGACTATTTAGATAGAGTTTCTTCCCGATACAAGAAACCCTCTAAGAGGAAGAATGGAAAAGCGTGAACTAGTCATCAGAATAGTGGGATTGATACTGCTGATAGCCTGTGTGTTGTCTTCCCACTACTCGCATGCAGATACTCTAGGTTTGAACAACCAGCCTATCTTCTATTCCATGGTTAACCAGAATCCTGTGTACCACGATGCTGCGTTCAAAGCTCAAGAAGCATTCCTGGTGCAAACTGGTGTCACACCCATGACAGATAGGATTGCTGGCTACGTGACTTCGAGTGCACAAAATAAGGCAACCACGATTATCAACAATGAGACTCCGCTGAATGCCGGTACACTATACCTCGTTGGTGGTGCAGCGTATACTGTTCTAGTGAAGAAGCAAATCAACCAGCACTTCAGGGACCCGATATTCAGGTCGATCACCCACACGATCCACGTGGATATGGGCTCAGCATCGACGGGCATATCGATCCCGCTACCATTTTGAGGACTTATGAAAATAGTTAAGTTTGCTTACATGAACGATGAGCAGAGGAAGGTTGGGATCAGGATCCTAGACCTCCATTACGACTACGCAACTGCTACTGGAGATACGTATACCTTCCTAGACTCCTGTGAATTCAGAGTCTTTGAGCTACAAATACCTGATGATGCTATAGTTTACGTGAAGAGGTGGCCTTCTGGCTTGTTGATATCGTATTTTGTCGAAACCAGTCATCAACAATCCGATTCACCTGTCGAATCGACTCAATGTGGGGTTCCCTCGTGAGCGGGTTGCGCTCAGCAAGTAGTTTGTTAGCCGGACTCAACTCAGGCGATACACAACTGTATGAACATACAGGGCATTTGATCCAAAAAAAAAAGTTCTGCATGAGGCTCCATGCGAGCTATATTGCACATATAACATATCATCCATTTATTCTAACTTAAAAATTAGTTAAGTTGGTATGAATCTGACCAATATGAGACTTAAACTCGCGAATTGATAGCGCATTTTTCATTCTATTGCATATTAGACAGCATGAAACACAGTTTTGCTTTGTATATCCACTATTAGAGTCAACGCGATCAACTCCGTGCACCATCATTGTAGTTTCTGAGAACATGTCCACTAATAACCTATTAGGGGCATTTAGACAATAACGACAATCGGACGTAATAAGCTTAGTAAACTCCTCTTTAGACAGGCAAAACTCTCTCTTAGCGAGTTTTGCTTGAGATCTATATATACTCCACTCTATGTTGATAAGCACTTGGTTTCTATCTTCCATGCGTCTAGCATTTACAACCCCATGCGCCTTAATCACCTTACTCTTGCATTCTCGTAAGGCGCATGATTCAGACCCTCCTTCTTCCAAAGATGACAACCTGATACTTTTAATGTTGCCGCATTCGCACTTGCAAACCCAGTATGAACCTCTTGTGTCCGAAAAATCTCTGCTCAGAGCAGTCCATAGTCCATACTTATTACCCGTTATGTCTTTGAATTTTCTTCCCATAATAACCTCATGTGGAGTTATTGTAACATATAAAAACCCAAACTGTGATCCCGAACGTATAATTTATTGAAATATCGGCGCTAATATGAATAAAAATAACCTAAACCTTATTCTTAAAGAGTTTGATAATCAGAGCAGAGACGACCTGGAAATCATTAAGGCAGTATTGCCGTATTGTAGTCAGCAAATCTGCGTATCGTTTGCTCTTCACTGTTGCCTAGACATTGAACCTTTAATGACTGATAAACGTTCCGTTGCTGCTATTAGAGCAGTCGAACTGTTCGTTAAAACAGGGGCTAAAGTTTCTCAGGAGATAGTAGATTCCGCCTACGCCGCCTACGCCGCCGCCTACGCCTCCGCCTACGCCGACGCCGCCTACGCCGCCGCCTACGCCTACGCCAACGCCGCTGACGCCGCCTACGCCGCCTATGCCGCCGACGCCGCCTACGCCGCCTACGCCGCCTATGGTAAAGATCCTAACGTTTATAAAGACAAAATGAGAGGTTATTTGAACAAGCTCAAAGAGCTGGTATCCATGGAATATGGCGTAGAGCTATCCGCCGATGCGGCGTGGCTTATAGCGGTTGTCATATGAGTCAGAAGAAAGAAATAGCTGAGATGGTGAGAATCTTGATCGACTCTACGTGTACTTATTCGGCCTCAAATATATACAACGAGAGGAACAGGTTCGCGTATGTGAGGGCTATGAGTAGATGCTTGAACCTGTGTATGAGCAAGCCGAACAAGAACGACATAGGGAAGATGAGAGTTGAGCTCCTCAAGCTTAGGAGAGAAGTCCCAAAGACGTTTACGTGGAGGTGGGAGCCGTTCAGCGACACGAAGCGGTACTACATGTTAGGCATATATCAATCACTCGAAGTGGTGGAGTCAATACATGTCAGGTTTGAGAAGGGTTACTCTTGGGCAGATGAGTACTTTGTACGTTCTATACTTGGGGTTAAGAGATATGAAGTTTAAGTATTCACAGGTAAAAGAGGGTATTGACTTCTTGAGAAGCGAAGCCGGACTCCATGACATTCCTAACCAAGAAATCACCCTCACTATGCGTGAAGAAAATCCGGGTGAAGGTGTGATAGGGGAATGCCTCGTCATAAGCACAACCGTTATCAAGAAGCCCAATCAGTACGAGGACTACAAGAAGGGTGAGATAACTACCGATTATACTTTGGAGGTTTTTGCGTCTAATGAGAATAGGCCATCGCGGTGGACTGCCACAGAGACCAGAAATCTAGAGAAGTAGCTAGATGATTTTGCCTGGACTGATGGTCTCGCCGGTGCCTGTATCGCCTGCTGAGTCTTTAGTCTCCACCTGCTGACCTGGAACAACCTCGGCATTCTCGTGGATCTCGTTCACTATGTCGATAGCTATATCGGAGATAGCATCGGCCAAGAGTTCCCACATATGGTCAGCTATGGGGAGGTAGTTGTTGCCGTGATTGACGTACTGGGTATATACGCGCTGTAAACCGGCATATATCCTGCTTTGGAATCTGGCTTTCATTTCAGGTCCGACTAGTGGCATGGGTTATTTATACCTCATTAAGTATGAAGCCGGTATAATCTTCGCATGCCATACATTAAGAAAGAAGATAGAGAAAGATTGAGCCCGCTGGTAAGATTGATGGACGAACAGGACATCAAGACGGCAGGTGAACTTAACTACTTGATAACTATGTTAACGCATAGATACCTAAACCAAAAACCTGAGTCATATCAGATGTATAACGATGCTGTTGGGGCCTTAGAAGGGGCCAAGCTTGAACTGTACAGAAGACATGTTGCTCAGTACGAAGATGAAAAGATAAAGGAAAACGGCGATGTTTAAAAGTTTAATGTTGGTGATTGTGTTTGCGGCTTTCATGACTGGATGCTCTGGCTCTAAGGCTGCTGAGCAAAAGGGCTTTGTCGAAGGTTGTGCCACCATGGCACACGACATCATCGATCCTAGCGGTCAGCAAATCAACGATGCTAAGCTTGCTGAGTACTGCAAGGCATTAGCGCAGAGAGCTTTAGCTAAATAAGGTTCTAATGTTAGTTGAGGTGTTCAGTGACGGGTCTGCCACAACAGGCGATAAACCTGGCGGTTTTGCATTTGTTATCTGTGTCGGTGGAATTAAGGTCGCCGAGGGGTCGGGGCACCTTGCTAAGGCTACTAACAATGTTGCAGAAATTGCAGCTGCGATTGCCGGACTTGAATACGTTTCAACTCATGACCTTCCAGGAGTGGGTGGAGTCGATTCAGTTCCAGAGGTTACACTTGTTAGCGACTCTAAACTTGTCCTCGGATATGCTAGCGGAGAATACCAGTGCAAAGCCATGCATCTCCTCCCCCTCATGCTCAAGCTCAGAAAGCTCTACAGGAGCCTGAATGCCAAAACTAGATGGGTCAAGGGGCATGCAGGCGACGAGCACAACGAAAGGTGTGATGTCTTGGCGAAGGCCGCCAGGGAAGCAACCCCTGACCCCGCAGCAGATAGCCATATGCTCGGAGATGAGAAAGTCGGTAAGAAACCTCACGATCCTGCTGGGAAAGCTGGGGTTTAAGAGGTTCATCATGGATCATGACGAGGAGTTGAAGACCTTACATGCATTAGGCTTACCAATGTCCAGACCGCCATGGCGAACGGGTAAGAGTTACGGATTAGGCTTGAAGGAGTCCAAAGACTGGATGGATCGTTGGCTAGACAGAGAAACTGTCACAAATCCTTGACCGCTTAAGCTAAACTCATGATATAGTGTAATCATGAAAACATGCTTCAAATGTAAAAAAGAAAAGTTAGTGGCGGAGTTTAATTTCAATAAGGCAAAAGGCGATGGACGTAATCATATATGCCGTCAATGTATTAACGAATTTAAGGCTAGTGAACGAGTTGCTAAAGCCGAAACACTAAGCCAGTACCATAAAAAGTGGCGCAAAAACAACAAAGAACTCAAAAAACAGAGAACAAGGGATTGGGTTAAAGCTAATCCGGACAAGTTATTATCCAGTAGACTCAAGTACTACTATGGAATCACATTAGAGTTTTATAACGAATTACTGGCAGCACAGCAGAATAAGTGTGCCGTTTGTGACTCTCAGCCAACTAAAAAGAAACGCCTGTGCGTCGATCACTGCCATAAAACTGGACAAGTTAGAGGGTTGCTATGTGACAGATGCAATAGAAGTATAGGGCTAATGAAGGATGATGTGACTGTGCTTCGCAAGGCAGTAGACTATCTATGTAGAGAAGGAACTTCCACATCCGCAAACACGCTTTGCGTTAGGGTTGACAAAGGAAAAACCGACACCATCTAAGCCGTCCGTATAGTTCAATTCCATGCCAACCAGATATATGTAGGACTTCGGGTCTATGACGATCTTGATGTCGTCCACAACCATGAGCTTATCATTGCTGCTTATCGATGCTGGTTCGACCCACTCAAGTTTATAGCTAAGTCCTGAGCATCCGCCGCCCGCAACTGATACGCGCAATGCCTTTTCACCTTCTCTGAGGGTCTTTAGCTTCTCTACGGCTGCTTGTGTGGCTGTTACCATCTATTCATTCTACAGCGAGCACATGCCGGAAGTGCAATCGTCTACGGCTTCCGCTTCGGTCTTGTGAGTTTCATTGAAGCGGGCTTTAGCATCGTCTATAGGGATCGGGGATAGCGGTGGTGGTTCCATCTTGCCATCGGTCCCAATCATACCGCGAGTGCCGTCCCGGTAGAACGTCGTGCCCTTTAGATGAGGCAGGTATTCCAGCCATACTTTCTCTACCTCTTCGATGGGGTAATCGTGGGCTATATTGATGGTCTTAGAGACAGCATTGTCAACGTGCCTTTGGACTATCTTTTGGACCTCCATGTGGTCTCTGACAGAGAGGTCGTGCGAGCCAATGAAATGATCAACTGAGCGACCTTCCTTCATGAACTGCTCAAATAGGGGATGAAACACCAGTTCCATCTTGCGAACTTCCTTGTCCCAATAGCGTCTCTCGTAAGCAGGGGCAAACATGGGTTCGATGCCTGAGCTGCAGTTTCCGGAGAGGATAGATACAGTTCCAGTGGGAGCTTGAGTGAGGATGCAGCAGTTGCGTATACCGTGCTCCTGGATCAGAGAGCGAATCTTAGCTGGCATGCGCTTCATGAAGCCAGATTCAATGTGCTTCTCGGGGTTGCACATAGGGAATGCACCCTTCTCGATGGCAAGCATGATGGAGGCTTCGTATGCGGCCTTGGAGATAAAGCGATATAACTTATCGATGAACTTATTACCCTCTGCGGAGCCGTAACGAAGTCCTAGTATAGCGAGAGTGTCAGCGAGTGCAGTAGTCCCGAGGCCGATGCGACGCAGTTGCTGGGACTTATGCTTCATCTCGGGAAGAGGATACGAGTTAACCGAGAGAACGTTATCAAGAAACCTAACGCTAGTGCGAATCGTGTTACCGAGTAGGGCGTAGTCCATCTGCCCATCACGTATGAAGCGAGTAAGCACCAGGTGACCAAGACAGCAACAGTCATAAGCTGAAAGAGCAATCTCCCCGCAAGGGTTTGTCGTAACCAGAGGTTCAATGTACCAAATATTTGATTCACTCTCTACTAGCTCCCAATTGAGGAACCCAGGCTCAGCTGAGTTGTATGCATTAGCAACGATGGTGTCCCATATGGCTTTTGCCTTAACCGTTTGTTTATACTTGCCCTTCCAATGTAACTCCCAGTCGCCGTTATTCTTTACAGCTTTAATGAACTCCTTCGTTCGTCTGGATCTCACCGAGACGTTGGCGTGTGTGAGTTCGCCTTTATTCAGCTTAGCGTTTAGAAACTCCTCGATGTCTGGATGGTCAAGATCTAAGCTGAACATGAGTGCAACTCGTCTTTGCCCACCGTTCCTTACGGGGTCAGCACAGTTGTCGATGAGGCGCATAAGTTCTACAGAACCAGGTGCCACACCTTTCTGTCCTGAGATAGACGCTCCTCTCGGACGCACATCTGAGAAGTCATCACCGCATCCTCCGCCAGTCATGGAGGTTATTATCATATTGAATGCGCTCTTGGCCCATCCCTCTTTGGAGTCCTTATTAGGATCTAGGACAAAGCAGTTAAGTAGTTGAGGATTGGTGCGACCAGAGTTGTACCAGATGCGACCACCGGGTACGAACATGTTCGAGGATAGGATGGAGTAGAACTTCTCTCTGTACTGCTGCTGCTTCTCTGGCATCTCGGCTATGGCCATCTGATGCGCAACACGAGCGCAAGCTTCAGTCCACGTCTCGGTCTCCGTGAAGGCGTATCTGTCTTTGAATATTGTATGGGAAAAGCCTGTTGGAACGAAGTTGTTCACTGATGCTCCGTTTATGTGTCTTGTGATTGTCATGTTAAAGTATAAGTATATTTTACTGGGCGACGCGGTCTAAATCGAACAGTTTACGAGAAATATATTTAGTGCGGGGAGATATAATGTTGACGAGATATTGCTTATATTTTGGTACTGAATCCAACTACAGCTGGATAAAAACTTACGCGACGCGTGAGGAAGCAGAAGAAGCTAAAAAGAATCTAAAGGATCCTATAATTCTTGTGGTAAAACTGGAGATGAGCGAGAGTTACATCCCGAAGCCTGAGTGACGACCTGGAGCCTTGTTCTCGTCGTTAGTTCCAGTCCCTACGAGAACCTTATCGCCCTTCTTAATTTCACCCTTATCGTTGTAGGGTTTTCCCTTTGGGCTTGCTTTTTCAGAAGACTTTTCTTTTACTTCGTCCATTACTTTGAACTTACCCTTATTGTGGGGTCTAGATGTGCCAGCTTCCTCGTTGGTGCCTTCTTCTTTTACCATGTGAACATTGCCGCGGCAATCGCCGACTTCTTCCTCTGGAGGATTGGCAACGCGCTGGTTGGTGCCAAGCTTTATGTTCTCTTCCTTAACCATGCGGTGCTTACCCGTAACGCCACAATCTCTGAGGTGGGGTTTTGGGTTTGCTTCTCTGTTAACACCATCATCCAAGGCGCTGTCTTCTTTGTTGACGCCGTTAGCCATCTTAGCCTTACCTTGAGGATGAGGGATGTTGATGTTCTCTTGTGGGTCGACCTTGTTCATGCCAGCTTTAGATCTTGCTGTCATTTCTTTCTGACCGATCTCTTTTCTGCCTATGCTGGCAGTAATAGCTGCAGCTGAATCTTTGCCGTGGCCTTCTCTTTCAATCTTATGTTGGAGAGCCTTGAATGCACTCTTGTCTAAGCTCCACTGACCGTTCTTGTCGAACTTGATAACGTCCGTAGACATTGCCATCATATCTTGGCCAGCAGGACTATTCGTCTTATTGACGTCGTGCTCGCTCATGTTCATTGGTCCTACGCAGTTCTTATCTATAGCTTCGGATCTATACATGCCGCCTTCGCCGCCGCTTGTGCCGGAGGTAGCGTTAGGCTCTGGAGCGCAGGACGCGTTAGTACTGCCCTTGTTCAGTTCCTCTTTAAACTCTTTAAACTTGGCAATGAGCTCGTCTACTTTGGTCATAGGCTTAATTTTATCACGGTCTTAAGTTAGGCCTTAACTCAGGAAGTACAATACTGGTATGAACATAGACAAACTGTTGGATGGTAAGGGTGGTGTCGAAGGTGAAATCTGGGTCACTGACTTCTCAGATGACGCAGCAATAGAGTTCAGAGAGGAGATATTAGAAGCATCTAAGAAGGATCCGCTTAGGCCTATAGTGGTCTATATCCATAGCTACGGCGGTGCGGTAGACTGTCTTGCATCAATGATCGAAACCATGGATGAAGTTCCTAACCCCATAATCACAGTAGCCCACGGCATGGCAATGAGCTGCGGTGCTGTACTGCTAAGTCATGGTGATATTAGGTTTGTAGGTAAAAACTCAAGAATTATGGTCCATGAAGTAAGCGGTGGGGTCGGGGTAGACGACGTCCACAACATGTTCTCGGACGCAGCAGAGGTTAAAAGACTCAACAGGTGGTTCATGGGACTACTAGCAAAGAACTGCGAGATAAAGGGTGGCTACGAGGCCATACGTAAACTCATAAAGGATCAAGACGGTAGAAACAGATGGATGGGTGCTGAGGAAGCCGTCAAATTCGGCATCGCTGATGCTGTTGGAGTGCCCAAGGTTAGCAGGATGAAACTCTATCAAGTAGAGGTAACTCCTCCTAAAGAAAAGATTACTAAGGATCCACCCAAGAAGAATACCAAGGGTAAAAAATCCGAAACTAGACACAAATAACAGGAGATCATGATGTCTAATACCGATGTTGAAGGCAAAGAAGTTGATAGCAATCCGTTGCAGGAAGTCTCTAAGACCGTAGCAATTACCCCAGAGGATTGCAGCGGCGCTGCTGATTTTTGGACTCACTTTGAGGTTCCTATGCCTCAGGAATTGAAGGACGCGTTTGCTGCGTTCGCTAAGAATCCTTCCTTCGTCAATCAGCAGGAAGTGAAGCATCAGGTCTGTAAGGCTATTGGTTACACTGACCATGAAGCCTTCAAGGATGAGATGTTCACCGAGATCGTTGAAGAATGCCGCAACGTCACTTACGATATGGGCTTCGATAGCGCCTTGGATGGAGCTTTGACTACTGAGGAAGACAAGAAGTAACTTTAGGTTCGCTCACCCCAAACGGGTGATACAATTAACCTAAAGGAGACTTCTTTGCCAAAGAAGAACAAACGTAAGACTAAGTCCAGAGAGCTGCCAGAATACGAACCTCCTTTTGAATCAGAAGAGCTTGAAGAGCAACCTAAACCTAAGTACAAGATTGTGCTGGTGTATGTGCTAGACCAAGACGAGATCAACAGGTTACTCGAGGCGTCGTCGGCTGAGTATGTAGAACCGCCAGGTCCGGTAGTTGATGCCAACTATGCGACCTATACTGAGTATGAAGCTGACTCACTGGTGAGTGGAAACTTCTACCCCAGAAAGAAGAAGAAGCATGGGAATGACTGAGGACGACAGGATCCGCCACAAGAACCGCAAGTACGCTCCCATGGAAACACTGATCCCGATCATATATCCTATTAGAGGATCATATGAAAAAGACGACGGTGTTTTTGACAACTCTGATAATGATAGCCTCGATGAGGACGGCGAGCGCTAAAACTGTCACCATTGCTGTTATCGATACGGGTATAGATCCCTCTGTAAGTCACCTTTGTAAGTTCGGTCATAAGTCATTCGCTAGACGATACCCAAATCCCCTCATAGACGAGAACGGCCATGGCACGCACGTGTCTGGGCTTATCGCGTCTAACGCAGGCGACGGCGACTACTGTCTTGTGGCAATCAAATACTACGACGAGACGGTCTCCGGACAGGAGAATCTACGCAACTTGGTGAAAGCCATGCAGTATGCGGTAAACATTGACGTTAACTTTATCAATATCAGCGGTGGCGGACCAGAGTTCAGCGAGAGTGAATACGGTGTTATAAAGGAAGCGCTAACTAAGCACATCACTCTAGTTGTAGCTGCCGGCAACGAGAAGTCAGATCTCGATAAAGAGTGTGACTACTATCCTGCGTGTTACGACACCAAGATCGTAAGCGTGGGCAACTTAGATTCCGTCAGTGGTAGCATAGAGTTACCAAACACTGACGAGAGACACGATAAAGATCGCAGTCCTAGTTCCAACTATGGAAGGCGTGTCACTCGGTGGGAAATTGGCACCAACGTTGAATCGACCTTGCCTGGCGGTAGAAGAGGTCGAATGACAGGGACGTCGCAAGCAACAGCCGTAGCAACGGGCAAACTCGTGCTAGAAACCCTCCATAAATAAGATCTTACGCGTTTCGGGGTAAAATTAGAGGAACACACGAAAGGTTCCTCATGCGAAAGCTAATCTCTCTTCTCAAGGCAGTCCCCGCGTTGGTCTATCTACGTTTGAAAGCGTTACCAACGATAACTTGGATTGCTCTTAAGAGAGTTCCTGGGTTGGCACTAGCCGGTCTAAAAGTCCTCCCAAGATTCATACTAGCGTGTATTAGTATGGCTCATAGATTCACTTTCGCTGCACTAAAAACGACAGCGGTGCTACTCATGTGCGGTGTCCTATTCACCATGCTGCTCCGCAATCTCCCCAGACAAGGTGTTTCTAGCATACAAGTAGAGAAAAACCTTCCTAAGCTGCTCCCAGCAAAGAAATACGACTGGAATCGCTCGGTGGTGAGACTGTATAATGACGAGGGTTTCTTCTGCTCAGGCGTTGTCATCGGTGCAAACTACGTTTTGACTGCAGCCCATTGCCTTGTAGACGAGAACGGCGTTATGAAGAGGCAGAGAGTCATCGTGGAGAACGACGACGGCACGATCAGACTCACTTCTAAACCGGTCGGCGTAAATCTAAGAATGGATTGGGGTCTACTCGAGAGCGACTTCAGTGATATTCCAGCTGCTGAGGTATGGGAATCAGGTTTCGAACCTCAGGCACAAGTCCTTGCGTGCGGCTACCCACAGGGTTCAAAGACCTTAAACTGTCAGGTGCTAGTCCCAGTGATGAACGATGCGTTCCTAGTTAAATGCGCCGTTGGAGGGATGCTATTCCCTGGCATGAGCGGTGGACCTGTGTTTGATAAGGCAGGTCACGTCTTAGGTTTGAATACCGCCATGTATCCAGCTGAAGAAGACGGTGGAACTGCCTATAGTCCTACCATAGGCATCCTAGCCAACTTTCACATCGCAGACTAATATCCTGATCGTATAATCCTGCAGAGGATTACACGTGAAAACTTTACCTACGCTATATAAGCGGACCAGTTCCGGCAAAATTCAAGAGTGGACCATTGGGGTCGATAAATCCACCATCATTACCGTCCACGGGCAAACAGATGGCAAAAAGCAGCGTACATCAGATACTATCAGCGTGGGAAAAAATGTTGGACGATCAAACGAGACGAGCCCAGCTGATCAAGCTCTTGCTGAAGCTACTTCCAAGTGGGAAGGAAAGATTAAAAAAGGATATGTCGAAGACGCCTCGCGGGCGCTGGCTGGCGAAAAAGATATAGATGGCGGGTACGACTGCATGCTCGCCCACAAGTTCGCAGACCATGGCCATAAGATCAAGTATCCAGCCTACATACAACCAAAGCTTAACGGACACAGGTGTCTAGCAATCATAGTAGATGGTGAGTGCACCCTATGGTCTAGAACGAGAAAGCCCATTACCAGTATGCCTCACATTGTGAAGGAGCTTGAAGATGTCTATCCCACAGGTAGTCACGAGCTGGATGGTGAATTGTACAACCATAGTTATAAGGACCGCTTCGAAGAGCTTGCTTCCTTTATTAGACAAGAAGTGCCAAAGCCAGGACACGAAGTGGTTGAATACCACGTCTATGACAAAAGAATGGTCGGTGAATTTGGAGCCAGAACAGTCAGCTTGTACGGAGACCTCCACTCCTACGAAAAAGGAACAGCTACCTTAAACTACGTCAGGTTCGTAGATACCGTTCTTGTTAGCAGTGAAGACGAAATGCTGGCCGCGTTCGAGAACTACCTACTACTGGGTTACGAGGGCGGTATGGCTAGAAACGCTAACAGCCTATACGAAGGCAAGCGTTCCTATCACCTGCAAAAGATCAAGGAATTCCAAGATGCGGAATGGCCAATCACTTCCATCAAGGAAGGTCGCGGAACGAATGCTGGCTGCGGCATATTCCAGTGCAGGGTGGCAACAGCGGAGCATCCTGCTCCATGCGTCTGCAAGAAGTGTGCCTTCGACGTTAAGATGCGAGGTCCAAGAGAGAGGCTGGTAACCTTCCTCAACGATCACTCTACGTGGAAGGGTAAAATACTGACGGTGAAGTATCAATATATCAGTGCCTACGGAATTCCTATCTTCCCTACCGGCGAGAGGTTTGCATGTTAGTCTTTAAGAGCAAGAGTTATTTGAGTGGTGTTGCATTGGGCGCGGTCCTAAATCTCACTGTGTTCCATGGGACTCCATTTAGCGCTCTGCAAGGAATTGCGTTTTCGCTCGTACTAGGTCAAATCCTATTCAGGACAGGTATTCTCAAATGATCGACACCTTATACTTGCCATTTGACACGGAGACTGGTGGTCTCACCGAAGAGTCCTCTCTACTTACTGCTCACTTCGCCGTGTGCGACTCTGACTTCAACGTCATCGATGAGCTAGGACTAGCTACGAAGCCAAACGACGGGCAGTATAACGTAGCAGCTGAAGCTCTTACAGTGAATAAGATCAACCTCATCGAGCACGACAAGGTTGCTAAGACCTACAGTGATGCTGGGCAGGAACTTAGAAACTTTCTTTGGAAGTATAGCCAAAACGGCAAGATCAAGCTCGTTCCTGTCGGTAAGAACGTAGGCTTCGACGTCATTAAGATTAATAACACCATCCTAGGCAAGAAGACATGGAGTGTGTTCACGTCGTACAGACTCTACGACATCACAGGATTGGTTATCTACTTGAAGCGCAAGGGCAAGCTGCCGCTAGATGCGCCAGACTCTTTGTCGGGCTTAGGGGAATACTTTGGCATCAAGGTCGATTGGCATACCGCTCGCGGTGACAATATGGCCGGCATCGAAGTAGTAAAGAAGCTAGAATCACTCTGATGTGCGACAAGAACTTGATCCTGCGTAAGACAGGTCCATCGGAGTATACTATATACTCTGATAAGGGATACTCGCTGTACGTCATGCATAGATGCTCATCACCCGACGACGCGATGTTAACCGCGAAGGCTTGGGCGTCAAGCTGGATATCCGTAAGCATAAGGATGGAAGATGAGCAACAGAGCAAGTAAACAGATACAGTGCCTTCAGCGTCTCGATGAGCTTGTAGCTTGCCATGACGAGATGCTGGAGTTTCTACAGTCGGAAAACCTTCTCTCGAGGGAGGAAGGCAGAGCAATCAGATCATCTGCCGATGTTGCTAAGGTAATCCATACTAAGCTAGCAGAACTATCTAGCGCGCAGAAGCTTCAGCTTCTAGAGTATTCTTGGGAAGTCCTACCAGTGGAACGCATCAAGATCACCATAGTCACCGATCGCATGAGTAAAGAATTCTCGTATGGATTCTGAGTATACACTGTCGCGTAAGCTGAATGCGTACGGAAGACTGTCGTGGCTGCTGTCGTGTCTCAATGTCATGAGGTGGGACACCCGCAATAACGGGATCGGGCGATGGCGCAAGAAAGTTGGCATCGATCCTCAATGATAGTTAAAAGCTTAGATGGCGTAGAAGTCGACATAACCCACTGCGATGCTGGATATCCACCCGGTGGAACCCCAGACCTGATTCTAAATATCACTGCGGTGTGGTGCAAGCCCGCAGACAGTGAATGGATAAAGAGTCCGTTCAGAAGTTCGATTAAGACAGCACACGTTGTCAGGCATACTAACGTTAAAGATTTGAAAGGAGTTTTCGGTGAAGGGTCAGAAGCAAGCAGTAGTGGAAGCGGTGGTAGGGATGCTGCCAAACTTCAATCTTTACAAGGACATAGCACTAGTGATGCTGACGAGCGTCCAACTGGAGAGTCTTAAGCACGATATCGGGCAAGGCATCTACACGGGAACTATAGAGTACGGGAAGGATCGCACTAACGGCAGCGATGTCTTCTCGTATGCCCGCTCGATGGTGATGAACCATCTCAAGAAGGCTAAAGAACTGAACGGAAATCAGATTTACGGGGTTGGACCAGCCGTGGTACAATCTAAGCAGTCAAACGCCCTGAACTCCATCAATATGGACATCCTCCCTGAGGACCTCGTGGCTTTTGTCAAGACGCTGGTATAATAAGGACATGCATACGGGACTGTCCGCTAATTGAGGCGGGTGGCTAAGTGCAGGCATGCGCGCCAACCAAGGTTGTCCTTGGCGTCTCGTCACAAGTTTATATCGCAAGGATCGAGCAACGGCGGCTCATGGTATAATATAACCATGAATAATCGATTTTGCTTTCATTGTAAGCAAGCCCTTGAAACTACAGACATAAAACGAAAGTACTGTAATAGGAGTTGTGCGACTAAGCATAACAATATCTTGTTCCCACGAAAACGTACTAAATCCTTTAAAAGACCTAAAACCCTTACTGACGTCGACTTTCTCTGTTTATGCGGAGATAAGAAAACCTATCGATCTAAAAGTTGTTTCAGCTGTCTTCAAAGGGAACGAATAACTGATTATGAAACAAAAACTCTTAAAGAGCTTAAGATTGATACCCCTCAATCAGCTTTTGTAAAAGTAAGGCAACATGCTAAAAGAAAGTTTAAAGCATTTGGTATGCCATATTGCTGCAAGGTTTGTGGATACGATACTTACTTAGAACTGGCTCACATAAAGGGAATCGCTTCCTTTCCCGATGATACATTGCTGGGTGAAGTTAACTGCATGAGCAATTTGGCTTATTTGTGCCCAAATCACCATAAAGAATTAGATAATGGTATAATTAATCTCGCAGGGTAGTGGAAAGGTTCCATGCGAGGCTCATAACCTTGAGATCCGAGTTCAACTCTCGGCCCTGCAACCAACTTCATCATGCGATTTCAAACCGACCATCAAGCAAGAGTGAGATTAGTGTTACTTCTAGTAGCGCTCGGTCTAAGCTACGATCGTTATATCAGCCGCGCTCTCGCCTCATTGGCATGGGATGCAACATGTGCGGCTACTCCAACATAGGTTGTGAGCTCTGCTTTGCAACCCTATTTGCTGAGCACGACACGCTTGCAAAAGATCAGCTGATTTGGCTCTTATTCAAGCTGGACCTAGTGAAGCGTAAATCCTGATCGTATAATTCATCACGATGAAGAAGAAAACCCCTTCAAAGAAAGCACCAGCAGTTCAACGTCCGCTGAGAGACCCAGATCATCTCAGTAAGCGCGGAGTCCCATATTGGTGGGCGCCTGAATGGACTCGCGGGACCTCTTCCGGTGCTACATCGTTCGGCAAGATCAAAGCTATCTTAGAGAAGAAGACAGTGAACCTGTACATGGTCTCAAAAGATGGCAACCTATCATACATCCAAGGTTCTATCCAGCAGGAGTTTAAAGACTGGCACGACGATAGGCAGATCGACTACATCCTGCTAGGTGAGACGCCTGAGGCCGCATCAGCACTCATCGTCAGCGAGACAGAGGATACGCGGTATGAAGTCTAAATGGGTCAAAGATGCGGAAGCAGCGAATGCTAAGCTTGCTGAAACGCACAAGGCATTCTCCAGGGCTGGTTTATATCTCACCTCACTCTTGCTTGCAGAAGTGAAGCGTGTCGGTGAGTATGAGATGCATACTGAAATTGCAAAAAGTAAAGAGTACCGTAAAAAGAAGGGCAAAAAATGAGTCGCAAAATTGAGATCCGAGCACGCATGAACGAGATTCAGAAGGAGTTCTCTTCCCTGTCCGCAGAGGTGAAGGAGATGGACAACCGCGAGAAGAAGGCCATCAACAAAGAGAAGTATAAGGACTACTTGTACAAGGTTGGAACCTACGGACATACCCTGGAAGACGCTGAGAAGATCAGCGAGATCACCGACGAGGACCGCGAGACTGCTCACGTAGGTTTGAGCGGCTTGGTATACACGGACTACGAAGGCAAGAGCCAGACGTTCCGGTTCGTAATGATGAAGTCTAAGGAAGAGTACGCTCGCGTTACAAACGTACTCCTTAAACTGTCCGCGGTGCAACACCTGAGTGACGATAACGTTAAAGATAAAGAGAAGTACATCAAGATTCTCTTAGGAGAGACAGATGAAAAAGCTGATGCTTCTTCTGCTACTGCTGAGCATTCCTGCTCAAGCCACTGAACCTAAGTTTCATTTTAAGGATTGCGTCTCTATCCAGAGTGGCTTCTACAAGGGATGCCACGGGCTGGTGCAAGCTATCTTACATCAAGCCGATGTACTCCTGACGCACGATATCTATGATGTCAACGTGGTTTGCAAGAGTGAGTCAATCTTTCAAACATTCAAGGAGAGTGAACTCAAGCTCTCACCCGGCAGCTGCGGTGAAGCCCAGTAGGGAGTAACATGGGATACATGAGAATTTTTGCCATCAGCATGATCTTCACCATGGTATTGCCATATACGTTAGCTATGTCTGCGGACATACTTAGATCATTCTTAAACTTGATATTGACGTATCCAGTATAAGAATACGATGGGTCATCGATTTAGCAGGCGCGCGTTCAAGCGCGCGATGTGGTCTTCATTCTCTAGACTGGTTGGAGTTGGACTGGGAGCTGGAGCTGGATCACTCATATACAAGTTAATCGGTGGTGGGTTTCAAGGTTGGGGCGTGGCAGTACTCATGGCGGGTGTTAGCTTCGTGCTGATGACATTTGCCGAGTACGAGAGGGAGATAGATTTGTGATCGTTTATAAACAAGGAGACATCTTTGCTTCCGACGAGAAAAGAATTGCCCACGGAGTTAATTGCTCTGGAGGCTTCGGCTCTGGCATTGCTAAGGCAATCGCTGAAAAGTACCCAATGGTTCGGGATGCCTACCTCTATCGCTATAATACCTGTGGGTGGCGCCTCGGTCATGTACAACTACTTGGGGTCGGTGACGGTTCAGGGCGAGAGATTGCCAATTGCGCTACACAGCAGCGCTACGGAAAGCCAGACGAAGGGCCTTACGTCTCTTACCAGGCTATTAGGGAAGTTATTCGCGATCTGATCCGATCATGGCCAGATGGATTTGCGATCCCAAAGATTGGTGCTGGTCTCGCCGGTGGCAACTGGGACATCATATCTAAGATTATCGAAGAAGAATCTAGAAACACTGAAGTGAGGGTTTACATACTTTGAACTATCTTGATCTTCAGAAGTTATCTCCTCCCTACAGGATGTACGACGTAGAGAGTTGTGGAGAGTTGTGGAGATTTATATTGGTTCGACGAGCTCATCATGATGCATATGAGATCAGATGGTAAAAGAGAACTATGTCTGCTTAATGAATGTCCGTTGACACATCAACTCACCTATTATAGCGGTTACTATCCTCTCGCATGGTACATAGTCACCGATACAAGGGTGCAAGACGGTTATAAGAATTGGCTTGATAACCTAACAGATAGGTGCTTTACGTCATGAGATTCGTATTACTTTTTATGCTACTTGTATCAGTTGCAAGATGCACCACATCTAGGGTGGGTGAGGTAGACTACTGTCACAACCAAGACGGTACGTACAACTCCGATGGAGCTGGGTGCCAGAGGAACATTAACCCAATCATATTCGAGGACATGCATGATCACAGTAATCGTCGGTAATCACAACTTCATCCTGCAGCCCACCATCTTTCCAGATGGCACGTCTCAGGTGTGGAAACTCCCACAAGACATATTGCAGTGTAGCAGTGTCAGCATCGACTGGCGCTTCGAGAGTGAGCGAGAAATCATCGACCTCCTTTCGCTTAGGAAGCTCATCAAGCACCAGAACGTCAGCCTGCATGTACCTTACTTACCTTACGCTAGGCAGGATAAGGATGTCACCAACGAATCCACGTTCAATCTCGTCGTGTTCGCCGATCTCATCAACTCGATGAACTTCACCACTGTATCATCAGTGGACGCACATAATGCCAAACGCACGGCAAAGCTCATCAAACGCTTCATTAATATCCCTGCCAGCGACTTCCATTCCGATGTCATCGAATCATCGGAGCCTGACTTCATCGTGTTCCCAGATAAGGGGGCAGCCGATCGCTACCACGATAGTGGTACGGCTCATATCCCTAAGGTAGTATGCGATAAGACCCGCAACCAGCTCACGGGTGCAATCACCGGTCACGAGATCGTAGAAGGCAACCCTTTCAATAGGACAGATTTGTTCAACACTAAGTTTCTCATCATAGATGATCTGTGTGACGGCGGAGCTACCTTCGTAAGCGTCGCTAAGCTGCTAAAGAGTGCGAACACTCCAGTTTATGTCGACCTATGTGTCACTCACGGACTCTTCAGTAAGGGTCGCGACCATCTGCTGGCTAACGGCATCGACAAGTTGTATACTACCAATAGCTTAACCAAAAACGAGGACGGATACAAAGTATGAAGCTTATTGCAGTTAATTTGAAGGACGGATACAAGGTCGACCATCGCAGTCAATACCCTAAGGGTTCGCAGAAGGTCTATACCAACGCTACCTTCCGTAGCTCTCGCGATCCTCGCTATAAGGCAACAGTGAACTTCGGCTTGCAAGGAGCTCTGAAGGAGCTTCAGCAGACGTGGCAAGAGAGCTTCTTCAGTCAACCAAAAGACAAGGTTCTCGCTCGCTACAAGCGACGCATCGATAACTACCTTGGACCAGGTGCCATCTCGTACGACCACATCGCACGCTTACATGATCTTGGTTTCCTGCCAGTCCTCGTCAAGGCGCTTCCAGAAGGAACCTTGGTTCCGATCGGTGTTCCACCTTGGACCATCACTAACTCGGATGGGTTCGAAGACTTCTTCTGGCTGCCCAACTTCTTGGAGACTATCCTATCGTCTCTCACCTGGAAGCAGTCCACTAACGCCACCATCGCTTTTGAGTACCGTAAGGTTCTTCAAGCAGCAGCTGTTGAAACCGATCCTGAACTTGTCGCCGGATTTGTTCAGTGGCAAGGACACGACTTCTCGTTCCGCGGCATGGATGGCCCAGAATCTGCTACCCGCTCTGGCGCAGCTCACTTATTGAGCTTCACTGGAACGGACACGATCCCATCGATCGATTACCTCGAAGACTACTACAACGCAGACTGCGAGAAGGAGCTCATTGGTGGCTCTGTTCCCGCTACGGAACACTCTGTCATGTGCATGGGAGGTCAGGAAACTGAAGTTCAGACCTTCTTGCGCCTCTTAAAAGACGTCTACCCCACGTCAGCAGTTTTATCGGTTGTCTCCGATACCTGGGACTACTGGGATACGCTCACAGTGAAGGCAGCAGAGCTCAAGCCAGTTATCATGGCTCGTCCAGGTAAGCTGGTGTTTCGCCCAGATTCCGGCGACCCAGTGAAGATCATCTGCGGTGACCCCGAAGCGCCTGTCGGATCACCTCAATACAAGGGTTCAATCGAGGTGCTCTGGGATACGTTCGGAGGCTCGTTAACGTCTAGAGGATACAAACGCCTTGACCCACACGTCGGTCTCATCTACGGGGACTCTATCACTCTGGAACGTGCTGAGCAAATCATGGCTGGTCTCAAGGCTAAAGGCTTTGCTTCCACCAACGTCGTGCTTGGCATCGGTTCTTACACCTACCAGTACAACACCAGAGACACGTTCGGCATGGCCTTAAAAGCTACGTACGGTGTGATCAACGGAGTTCCTGTGGACATGTATAAGAACCCAAAAACCGACAACGGCGTCAAGAAGTCAGCTAAGGGACTCCTCAGAGTGAACGAAGATTTTACTCTCAGTCAACAGGTCACTCCTGCTGAGGAAAAGAAGGGCTTGCTACAACCGGTTTACCTCAACGGGAAGTTCCTGCGAGATGAGAGTCTCTCTGAAATCAGAGCGAGACTTCTTGCGAATCTGAACGTATAAAGATTCATGAACAAAGCAACACTCATTGTCATAGCGTGTGCGGCGCTGGTGCTAGTGAATATCGCAGGCTTCAAATATCTAGGTATATTTGGTCTGTTTGTCACTGGAGCTTGCTACCCACTGGCCGAAAAACTACTGGAAATGATCAGCGGCCTTCCATGATAAGACCTGGAAGGTACCGACATTATAAGGGCGGAATCTACGTGGTGCTGTTCACTGCAGCACACTGCGATGACGGGAAGCCTTATGTTGTCTACATGAACGAAAAGCATGGTACCTACTACGTGAGGACTCTTAAGGAGTTCACTTCGGACGTCATGGTGGACTCCGAAGATGGTGGCATGCCTCGCTTCAAACTACTGGAAGACAAGTGAATATAAGAAAGATCACTCTAGAAGACAACGAGGTACTCAAGAAGTACCGAGTGCAGACTCGTAACTACCATGTATCTGGGTTAGTAGAAGAGTTCACGTGCGGTTCCCACGCCATGTGGATGCACGACTGCGGTGCAGACGACGCCATATTTGGCGTGTCTAAGCAAGCGTATCACGTCTCGACCAGGGCCATGGTTAGTCGATTTCTGGGATCCGTTAGCGATGGCACGTAAGAAGAGGAAGCGCAGAAGCTGGGCAGACTATCGTCAGGAAGATCCGGGGGATGGTTTAGAGATAAACAGTATAAGCGAGTCCAGGTTTGCGTCCAAGAAGTCTTGGCAGATGAGCGTGTTCGATGCAGACAACGCCGCCATGGAATATAAGGACAACGGTGGTCGCAGGAGATTCCATAAGGTCAGCATAATGGGCGAAGTTCGCAGAGCAAATATATCTAAGACTCGGAAAATGAACGGGTATAAAGATCGCATAAAGGGAAGGTAATCACGTGGCAGAAAACACCGAAGGTAGATTTAAAATCAAGAAGATTACTCGATTCAAGGAACTTGTTGAGGGACAAGTCTTGGAGCTTCCCGAGTCTGATCTCTGCTTCCAGAACGAAGAGCAGATCATCCAGATGAAGTATGAGCGTGCAGAGGAAGACAAGAAGTACGAGATCAGACCAGGTATCTACACCCTGGTTGAGACTGCTGCTGGCCTCGCAACATCGAAGGTTGAGCTGAAGCTTCGCAACCTTCTCGAATCTGTGGACAGCACTAAACAGATCCTGCACGAAGCCAAGACCTTCTTCAGTAAGTTGCACGTATACGAGAAGCTAGGTCGTCCCAAGAAACGAGGAGTTCTGCTCTACTCCAAACCTGGCATGGGTAAGACCTCTGCTATCGAGAAGTTCTGCGGCGACGCGATGAATGAGGATGTCGGTACAGTCGTTATGATCTGGCCCACGTCCGACATCGAGGCAGACTCCGTATGTCGCTTCCTTACTACACGCTCGGAGTACACCACTGAGTGCACTCGCCTCATTCTCATCATCGAGGACATTGGTGGAGGAGAGCGCGACGGGGATCACGGTCACGCTCCTATTGACTCTGGCCTTCTCAACCTGCTCGACGGCGTAGGCGTAACATTCAAGCTTCCCACGTTCATCGTGGCTACCACCAATCATCCTGAGAATTTGCTCCAGTCGCTCGCAGATCGTCCAGGTCGTTTCGACCTTATGCTTGCACTTTCTCCCCCTAACCATGCAGAGAGAATACTGCTCTTGGGTTTCATCTCAAAGCGCGACCTCACTGACGAGGAAAAGGAATGTATTGGCATGAAAGGTACTGAGGACTTCAGTATCGCCCACTTGGAGGAAGTTGCAGTTCGCAGCGAGCTGCATGACAAGAGCTATAAGCAGGTCATCGAAGAGCTGGTAGCGCATTCTAAGAAGTTCAAGAAGAACTTCGAGGAGAGTCGTTCACTCGGTCTAGGAATGTAACGTTGAGCCGCATGGCGTGGGACGACTACGACTGGGAGGTGCCGCTGAACAAGGACCAGGAGGAATGGGAGAGTCTCAGAGGTAGAAGGATGGCACACGTCTACGACCTCATAGACTTCCTAGTGATGCTTAAGGTGCTAGGTCCCGGTTGGGACATTGGTCTAGGTGGTCATGACATGACGGGTCAGTACGTTGATAAATATTGGAAGGTGTAACATGAGCAGACAAAAGATTTTCTTCTGGAGTGAAAGCGATAAGGAGCAGTATGGTTGCTTCTCAAATTTCTTCGAAGGCCCATATGAGATCGACGGGCAAGTATGGCCAACAACGGAGCATTACTTCGCTGCGATGAAGACGCTTGACACAGGTCAGCAGGAAGATATTCGTAAGGCTTCGACCCCGCTTGATGCAAAGCGTATGGGTCGAGTAGTTACTCTACGCTCGGACTGGGATGATGTTAAGTACGACGTCATGCTGGATGCTCTCAGGGCTAAATTTGGTAACAGCTTGAAATTAAAAGAAGTTTTGCTGTCGACTAGCGACGCCCTCATCTACGAGGATTCTCCTTACGACAAGGTATGGGGAACTGGTGAGAAGGGTGGAGTTGGCACCGGCCAGAACCTTCTTGGTAAGGCGCTGATGCAAGTTCGTCAAGAACTAAGCACTGGGCCGGACGAATTTTAAGGTAGAATATACAAATCCACCCGACCTTAGGTAGGGTCAGAAGCTTATACCTTCTTTTGAGCACTAGATTGGTGTCGATACTCAGTTCGATTCTGAGCGGGTGGACCACTTAGTCCAATCAATGGACCTGATATAATCTATTAGAGATTATATTATGAGTTCCAAAAAGAAAATCAAAGCATATCAGAAGAAGTGGAATAAAGAAAACTCCGAATACAGAAGGATTAGGCAGCAAAATAAGCGCCATGAGATAAAGAAATGGCTGAAGCAGGAAGTGCTTTTAGGTAAATCCTGCACCAAATGCCAAGAAGACCATCCAGCTTGTTTAGACTTTCATCATAGAGATCCTAGTAAAAAGGATATGGAAATAGCTAAGATGGCACATGGCAGATGTAATAAGGAGACGATCCTCCTTGAAATTGCCAAGTGCGACATACTCTGTTCTAATTGCCATAGAAAGTATCACTGGGAGCAAGGCAACTAAATGATGTCTGACGATACATGGAAGACAACGTTTGAAGTCAAAGAGAGATATATCGACGATGGAGACATCGGTTCGAAGTACGTCTTTGATGTCGTAAACATCCATAACGGACATACAGTTTCAACCCACAATTCCCAGTCCTACGCCATTAAGCAGGCGCGAAGAAAATACAAAAAGCTTGTGAAGCTCATGGAGAAATCCTTCATGAGTGTAACTTGAGGCGTGCCGATGAGTTTTCCGTGTTCGCGGTGCGTGACATAGCTCTAGAATAAAAACACGTGCAACAAATCCGTAAGAGTCGTCTTGGTAATCGGGATGTTGGAGATAATAGGTTAGACGGGGGTTGGTAGGGAAAACTCTACAGAGAGACTGCTTGCCAACCCATTCCTAACCCTATAAAAATCAAATCGTATAATCACGGCGTAATTTCCATCAAACAATCAAGGAGAATCCATGGCTCATAAAGGCTATACGTTAAACTATTTCATCGACTTCTTTTCGAACATTCCAACCAGTCAGTGGACAACATGCGATCTAGTGGATGAGGTAGGTCGTTGTTGTGTCCTTGGGCATGCCGGTGATGCAGCAAACAGCAATCTACGCGTCACCAATACTTACAATACGCGCAGCTTGGCTACGAAAGCTCGTGCCAATGCTTTGGCTAAGTTCTTCGGTGGTGCTCGCCTCGCCTCTGCCGTGAACGATGGAAGCTGGGGATATGAAGAGCTTGGCAAGAACCCTCGTGCTCGTATTCTTCGCGCTCTTCGTAACCGTAAACGCTACGGAAACGTACTCGGAAACAAGTAATTCGAAACAACGACAACGCAGAGGTGTTTTATAAATGGCACTAGCAAATCAACGTTTCAACGTAACCAGTCAATCGAAAGGAAACAGCGGTATGGATCTTCGTAAAGTAAAATTGCTCTCGCTCCTCGTAGTAGGAGTCGTGGGCTTGTTCTTGGTCATCGGCGTAGGCCGAGGACTTGTAGGAACAAATAACGCAGGCTTCTATCAAGTGAAACAGGCAGCTGTAACCGGAACCATGACGGTTATCGACCAGCCAGGTTCGTACCTGCGCTTGTTCGCAGATGTTCACACCTACCAAGTCTCGGACATGCACTACTTCTCCAAGAGCAACTTGGACGGCGGTGGCGGACCAGAATCTGATCCTATCCACGTCCGATTTAACGACGGTGGTACTGCTGACATCAGCGGTGCTATCAAATATCGCTTGCCTACTGACCCTGTAAAGCGACTAAGAATTCACCAGGATTTTAAGTCGTACGACGCTCTCAAGCATGACCTTATCCGCCAAACTGTGTCGGAAGCCATGATGCAGACGGCTACTCTCATGAAAGCAGAAGAGTCCTATTCGACTCGACGTTCTGAATTCACGTCACTCGTGGAAGACCAGATCAAGAACGGTATCTACGACGTTACTGCTCGTGAGATCAAGACTGCTGACGCAGATGGCAACGAACTTGTGGACCATGAAGTCTTCGTCAAGAAGGATGCTCAGGGACAACCTGTCATTCGCAAGACGTCGCCTCTGGCTACCTACGGTGTAGAAGTGATTTCCTTCACGATTAAAGAGTTGGATTTCGATCCGACTATCGAGTCGCTCATTCAGAAGAAGAAGGAAGCTGAGCAGATGAAGGTCGTGGCTCGTGCCAATGCTGAGAAAGCTAAGCAAGACGCCATCACCGCTCGTGAGCAAGGTAACGCTCGAATTGCTACTGAGAAAGCTGACCAAGACGTTCAGAAGATGAAAGAGGTCACTGTCGCTGAGAAACTCTTCGAAGTATCTAAACTCAATCGTCAGCAAGCTGAACAAGACTCTCAAGCTCGCATCACGAACGGTAAAGCTGAAGCTGAAGTGAACCGCCTCAAGGTCGCTGCAGGTTTGACTCCTCTCGAACGTGCCAACATCGATAAAGAGACTGCCATCGGCGTCGCAGGAGAACTTGCCAAAGTGAAGTTCCCGGACATGATGGTGCTCGGTAGCGGAGGTCCTGGCAAGAGTGCCACTGATCCCTTCGAAGCTGTAGGTCTTGAGTCCTTCTTGCGCATCAGCAAAGAGTACGGTAGCAAGACCACTAAGTAAGCAAGTTTGCAACGTAACAAACACTTCGGTGGCCAGTCGATCACTGGACGTTCTTAATGCAAAATCTGTGGGCCTCGCGGATGGAGTGGTTAGAGTCCACAGGGGCACAATTTTAAAGGAGCATAACATGCCAGCATTACTCGATATCGCACTAGCAATCATAGTCCTCGTCGGAGCATTCTTCCTCGGATCTTGCGCCCTAGCCATCTTCAAAGAAGTAAAAAAGGACGGAAACAATGACAACAAGAACACGCCGAGCACTTAGTCTATTAGTGATGGTTGGTATGGCAGTTGGTTTGTTCTGCTGCACGGACGACGAGCAGCAGAAGATGATCGACCAGCGCAAGCAAACTGAGCAGAAGGAAACTCAAGCTCCAGTAGCCGCTTCTCCAGTACCAGATGCGCCGATCGTTGAAGTAACGCCGGAAGCAGTGCAGACGCCTGAAGTTCCACCTGAACCAGAAAAGGTTGACAACTACAGGTATGGATCGACCGTTTGCGAATGCCGAGAGCGCACCGAATGTGGTATGACTTTCTGGGGATGTACTGACGGCAGGATATATGGTTGCATGCATGACGCAACTTATAGCATCGTCAAGGTCGAGAAGACCGAAGAGAACGACGGCAACTGTTCTAATTAATACTTAAGAGTGCTCAGTGCCGGTGAGCGTTGGAGAAGCCTCAGCATTAACTTGCTGGGGCTTTTCTTCTTCTGCTGGCTTATCGTCCACTACGAGATGTGGATCGACAGGTTCTTTAGCAACAGGATTGAGCTCAAGCTTAGGAACCTTCACCTTGTTAATCCTAGTGTAGATGCCAGCTAATAGCTTCTTCATCTCATCCATCTCTGGAGTCTTCTTCATGGCTGCTTGTCTCACCTTACGTAAGTTGCCGCGCTTCTTAGGCTCCACTATCTTGTCTACAAGGCCTATCGACACTGCT